CAGGAGTTGTGAGAGTTATGACAACTCAACAAGCACTCAACGAACAGTGTGGGACTAACTACAACTTCTTCCAAGTTGCTACTGCGGGTGATAATCTTTCCCGTCTTTGCCAAATCAAAAATCAAACTGTGACGATCAAATGACTGAACAACAAGAACTTCTCAAAGATTATCAAAAAGAAGTTGAGAAATGTTGGGAACTTGCTCAAAAACTTGATACTCTAAATCCTGAACTTGTTGGTGCCTTTACTGGAACTCCAAGTCAAAGGATTGAACGACAACTTTATGCTCTTGGTGTATTGGAATGAAACTCTTAATCAAATTTCTATTTCAAATACCACTACTTTACTTTTTAGTCTTTGGAGTAAATTCAATCGTCGGTGATAACTTTTGGATTTCTTCTCTGGTTATAACTGCTGTCTTATTCCTTTATACTACTGGTGATTACCTTGATGGAGAAAAAGATGACTGAACAACGAAAACTATGTAAAGATTGTCTCTACTATGAGAAAAGTTGGTTAGGTCATCTTTTTGGAAATAACTCACTTGATAGGTGTTACAATCCAATCGTAACTGGTGATTTGATAACTGGAGATATAAAGAGTAAATCTTGTGAAGATGCCAGAGATTTTGAGATGTATTGTGGTAAAGATGGCAAGCATTTTGAGCAACTATGGGAGGATAGGAAATGAATAAAGTAAAATTCACACAAGTATCACGAGTGATTGACCCGAAGACCCGTATTCATTATCTTGATGCTGTTGATGAGAATGGAATACACTGGGTTGCTCAACAAGAAATTGGTGTGGAACGGTGGATTACATACAAAGAAGTTTGGAAAAGAGACCCTCAACAACCATTAGACCTATGACTGAATTTCAACCAAAACCACAAACACCAGAACAAGTGGATCAAGGGCTTCGTGATGCTATGAAACAAGCAAAAGAAGATGGTGTATTTGACCTCGATAAACTACTCGATAAACATTTCAGGCGCCCACCATCATTGTGGAATGTAATGAGGCATCAACTTGGTTTCTCTATTGATATGTGTGATGAGATTGTGGATGCTGTGGAAGAATGGATGCCGAAAGAACATGATACAAACTCCTATGTATGGAACAAGTGTGTTAGAATGTTGAGAGAACGACTTTGGGACCAACCAGAATGACTAGAGAACAAGCAGAAATGTTACGACACTTAATTCAAAGTGAAATTGAATATGCTCAGATTGATGGTATGGAGCATGGTGTTTGGGGTTGGGCAGAACAACAACTAAATCAAGGATGGGGAACCTTTGTTGATAGTTTCGTCACAGAAAACACAGAAGAAACAATGACCGACACACGAAAACTTGAGCTTCTGCTGACTGAAATCAAATCCACAGCAAAACGAAAAACCTGCTATGATGGCAAAGGTGGTGGAGATTATTATGAATATTCAGAAGATCAAGATATTATATTTGATGATGGTGATCGGTATGGTAGGATCACATTTGCCCGTGAATTGTTAGAAAGTATTGGTGAGAGTTATGAATGAAGATATGCCGTGGGTTAATCTCACACAAGAAGAAGTAGAAGAACTCCGCAACAAAAAACACGAACTAACAGAATACGGCAAACAGAAAATAAAAAAACTCACAAAAGATGCGATTACAATGTATGATGAAGCATTAAAACAGATGAGCAATCAAGAACCATACCCAGATGAAATGTTTGAGGAAGCTGAGCGTAGAGAACGTGCCAATCGTATCCTACAACGATACAATAACTTCTATAACATTGAATGCTCCTCCCTATCTCATGGCACACCCATCACACCAGAATATCAACAAGCAATGACATTGGAGTGTATGTTAGATGCCCTACGTTGTGAAAATCTTAATCATGAGTTTGATAGTATTCCCACGGATGATATCAATGATCTGATTGATAATCTGTATGAACAAGGTAGAAACTATTTGAAACGAGTGAAAAATGACTGAACTCACACAAGAACAACGACAAACAATTGAAGACGCACTCAATTCTCTTCCAGAAGTAGTAAAAAAAGGAATGTATGCTACTATGGAAGGAATTGAAGAACAACTTGCTCGTGGAGATAAGATTATCTTTTATATGAAACCACATAATGTTCCTGGTGGTGTTTATATTGATAAAATGAAAGTGGGTGAAGATGACTGACAAACCATTCTATCGTTTCTTCGCCATTGATTATCTTGCTACAGGTGAAGGTAGATCATTCTGGTTGATGATTTGTCGTAACTATCAACGAGGTGATGATAAAGATCGTCAAAAAGAGAAGTTTGTAAATTTCGTTGGTATGGGTGCAAGTCATTACATGCACGGATTCGAAGAACTCACAGAGCGAGAGTTTCTAGACAAGTATACGAGATTCATCCCATACTTTGTCGCTGAAATGATGCAACGAAGAGATCAACCAGCATTCACTTGGCAAACACATTTACATTTTAATTACTCATGATGGACGATAAAACACTATTCAATCCAGATGAATTCCTCCTTGACAACATCAAGAGCTATCATTATGAGGTGATGGATGAGGGTGAGCATGTGTGGATGGCATTCTATTTTAACAATGGTAATACAGGACACTTGAATATTTTCCTGAATAATGGTAAAATTAATACCAGATACGAGGAATGGGACGAATGACAACACCAAAACAAGCAAAGGAAGAATTACTCTACCCAACACCAACAATTAACCCAGATGCTAACCTAACCTTTGTTGAAATTGCCCAAACAAGCAACATCAACAATTTTTCTCATCATGTGTCATACCTAGCTAACTTGGTCATTGGTGGTAAGACTAAACCAGAAGATGCGTATCAAGAGATCAAGAAATTGTATAAAGCACTGAAGCAATCACACAAGTCACTCAAAGGTTCATGGTTCTGATATGACTGATAGAGCACAGAAACTGATGGATTCCGTATGGCAAGAGCGTAACACATGGGCAGATACGGAAACTAAACTTGTCGCTGCGGTAATTCGTAAAACATTGGAACATGTGAGAACCATGACAGCACAAAAATTAAACAACTTGACGGTTATAGATAAGGGTGATATGATGACCCTATCCAAAGAAGTGGAGAATCTCCCGTGAAACTATTTGATTACCACCACGTTTATGATTATGGACACGAATGGTATCTGAATGTATTCTGTACCAATCTATTCAACCTGTTTCAATTCAACGTGGATTGGTCACATTACCCATGCCGCCCTATCTTTCTAGCAAATATCCTAGGTGAGAGCATGTTTGGATTTAATCTCTCTGTGTACAGACTCACTATATCATTTGACTTCCTAGCTTATCGTCAACGTGATCTTAACTGGTATCGATGATCATACACAAGTGGATCATCGGATTTAAACCGATTAAGTATACGCCATTGTGGTGGTGGTATCGTCTGATGTGCCATCACGGCTTCCGCTTTGATGATTATGGACTATGGAAAGAGTTCTGGTATTCGCTTAACTCTGGCTGGCATCACCTAGAATATGTCTACCACTTTGAAGAATACTGGGGCAAAGGATCATACCCACCAGAGCGTATTACTCTACCAGAACAAGATTTTGATAACCTAATGGAGCGTATCATCGCCCCACCTGATCCACAAGTACAACAAAGACTCAAAGAACTGTTAAACCGTAAAGCACCATGGGACGATGATTAACTCAATTAAAGGAACAGCAACAAAGAAAACAACTCTTAATTGGTGGGAGTATTGGATTGGCCATTGTTGGATGACTGGTTGGCAAAGTATGAGAATGACGTTTCGTATCTGGGCTGATCTAATGACTTCTAATTATGATCACTATGCTCTACCTAGAACAGTAGAAGATCCAGAAGAAGAATGTAGAGAATGGTTCTGGGCTTCTATTAATGAAGATGATGTCTATCCAAGAGAATTTCTTGAATATCTCCTACAAATGGTAGAAGATATTGAACTAGGTAAGGTAGAGACAGTATCATGGGAAGAGATAAAGAAAGACATGGATGAGTTTCTAAGCGATGACGATTGAAGTAATACAAGAAGAAGATCAATCATTGACTATTACATGGGATAAAGATGATCCAATAGAATCACAACTTAATTACTGGACAGAAGAAGATTTTATTAATTGTATTAAGGAGAGAGTCAATGAAATTAATTAACTATGGTAGAGATACAAAGTTTGGTGAACTATTCTACTTCACTTTACTACAATACAAACGTTATGCACTCTTACAATGCTCATTCTCATGGGATGATGAACCAGGACTTCCGTATATACAGATCACTAGTGGATATGGTAAACTATTGAGTGTACTATTCTGTGCTTATCGATTCGGTTTTGATATTGATTTGTTGGGTAGAGTATGGTATAAGGACGAAGATATTACATCTTAAAGCTCATGTACGATAAACCACCACAATACTTAATTGATGCTGTTCGTCGTGGAGATTGGATCGATCCAAAAGATCCATATGTCCGTAAGATGATGAGAGAAGAGAAGAAAAAAGAAAAAGAAAGAAAAAAACTTTTACAACAACAAGAAGAAATTCCTTTTGAACTTGAACAACGCTTTATTGATAGGCGTATAGAATATCTAGAACGTGAACACGAACTTTTCGAAAAACAACAGGATTCTATTCATCATACTATTAACTGGAACTATCCTCTAACTTGTAAATACGATCATTGTGGATGTACATCGATGAGAATAGTTGAGAAACCTAATTACATACATTATGCTGAGTATGTGTGTAATCTGTGTCATCGTCATAATGCTTGGATACCATACAAAGATAAAGAAAAAGTATTAAGTTTTCCACAGGTTACGGAGCATATTGTGGAAAACTGTGTGGAAAACTGAATAATTAAAAATATGTTAAAAAATATAGATAGAGTGAAATGTATTGAGTATAACTAAATGTCTTAAAAAGTCTTTTAAGGTGCTCTGTGGTCGTTGGCTTAGCGTGTAACCCATCGAAAGTCAACTCTAAGGGTGCCAGTACCCAAAGTGTCACACAGACCCCTTGTAGGTCCTCCTAGTGCCTTATAATTACAGAGTCGAACACAGAGACCACATGCTTACAGTCACTGAGACCACCACGAGGCAACTCAATGCTAACGAGAAACTCTCCCTGGACACACAGAGGGTCACAGAGGCATACCTGAAGCACTTGGCAGCAGGTGAGAAGCACGAAGCAATTGCCTATGCTAAAGTGTTGATGCTTAAGGCAATGGCAATGGGTCGATAGTTTTCCACAACCTGTGGAAACTGTGGAAAACTCAATTTTCACTTTTTTCAAAAATCTCAAAAACTGAAAAATCTTAAAAACTCAAAAAGTCAGATTTTTAAGAATTTAAGATTTTTCAAAAACTTTAATTTTTAAATTTTAAGGATTTTCAATGTTTTTTAATTCTTTCGAAAGCTCAGCTATTAAACAAATTGAATTTGATAGTAATAAGCTTTGTATTGTCTTTAATTCTTCAGATAAAGTATATGAATATGAAGTAAAAGATGAAGATTTTCTAGATATGCTTCAAAATGTAATTGTAAATGAAGAAAGTATTGGTAAATTCATCAATACTGCTATAAAGAATAAAGCAATTGTTGAATATACTAATCTAAATACTGCTAATTGATTCTAATTACTAACTAATCACAGACTAATGGCTAAAATTAATCGTAATTCAGTTCAATCTTCGAAATATAATAATCAAATCGAAGATGATTACGAAGACTTCGGGTATGATGTAAAGAATGCCCGACGTTATAAAACACAATCCAAACGTACACCAAAATTCAAAGATTACAGTGATGAGTATGACAGTTTCTGAACTGTCCACTGATCACCCTATGGTGGCAGATCTGGTGTATTGTATATGAGTCGTCAGGAATTGACCTTTGAAAACTATTCGAATTCAAGTTGAAACTTACGATGGTTGTACAACTATCTGGTATGAGAAGTCCAGACTAAAGAATCCCACCGACGCTATCTGTAAGCGTGTGAATGAACAATTGTGTGGATTGAATATTAAAAGGATCGAAGTGGCACTGTCACCAGCTACCGTGTGACAGTTCAGCAAGTGTCCACAGGGGGTTGACTCTGCCCCCAATCCACCCTATATTGACTTCAGTTCAAACAACCGCTCTCAAATGAGAAAGATCGAACGCCAAATGAACGCTGCCATTCGTGACAGCAAGGATTGGCAATCTGGCAACACTCGTGTTGTGTTTGATGAGGCAGAGAACGTCTCCAAAGTGTTTCTCCATGGCAACCACATCGCTGATATCGGTGATAACTTCATCCGACTGTTTGACGGTGGTTGGCAATCCAACACCACCAAATCTCGGTTGAATGCTATTCTTCGTGAGCATGGTGAGACTGGTGATTGTGTGTTTCAGAAGAAGTTTGAGTGGTTTGTTCAAATGAACACTGCTCAAGGTTTGACCACTGTTCCTTTCTTTTCTTCGATGAGGTTGGGTTGAGTCATACGACTTTCCCCTATCTTCCCACTTACGTTGAACTTTATAACTACCGAAATACAGGTAGTTTTTTTATTCTCAAAATTCTATATAAGTTAATCCAACGGAGGCACAAATGACTTTTGAGGAGTATGTTGAGACAGAATTGGTTGAACAATTAATTGATGAAGATCTAGAGTTTGACGATAGATCTTCCATTGTATCCATTGACTTTGATTACACTACCCAGGAATGATTATGACTAAAGATGTGATGATTTCACTGCTCCGTCGTTGCAACAATGGCAATGATATGCTAGCAGTTCTTGATACCTTGGTTGAAGATGTTCAAGCTGAGGTGATGGAAACTGTGACAGCAATTAGTGATACAATTGCTGAGAAGATGCCTGCCCCTGGTAACATCATCGTAGATGTTTACGGTCGTGAGGTAGTTTTTTGATGTGACAGTCTAAGAGGTGGCACAGGGGGGATTGATTGCCCCCCTTTATCGTGTATTCTATAAAGGTCAAACGAACCGACACAACATGTGGGATGAGATTCAAGACATGCCTGGTGAGATCTTCGACATTGAAGAATGGGGTCATCCACTGGCAGAATGTTGGCATGACATGGAATTGAATGAGTCTGAAACTGTCACCGAATCTAACTGAAACTATCATGGATCGTAAAGAACTTCAGGATCAACTTGTCCAGCAAATGTTGGATGACATGGATCTAAAGACCATGACCTGCCTTTGCTATGATTATCTCATGGAGGGTTATGATAAGTATTCTGATGAAGAATTGACTGAAGAGGTAGAACAATACTACCCCGAATTGCTGGAGGGTTGATGATGTTGAAAGAATACCATTTCACCGATGAGCAGATTGATTTTCTGCTGGACATTGTGAAGTCTAATGCACAGTATGAAGATGATGATTTGAGGGAATGGATGACTGAATTAGCTAATCAGATTGAAGACCAAATTGTAAATCATCCAACGAACGAGTAAGGTATACAAACTCGGCGGCCGCGGGTGGACGGTTGAGGCACTGTCCACCAACTGCCCCATTGCCCCCCGATCGGTGCCATACTAAGGGCATCAAACGAAACGAACCATGAACCGCTACGAAGTCTACGTCCCCTCTGCCCCTTACGAGTCCGAGTCCACCTTTGATCTCGACCGTGCCTGGGATCTGTGCCTGTCGATGTCTGAAGAGTTCGGATACGCTCAGGTCCGCCAGAATGGCATGATCCTGGGAGACTACACCAACGGGATGTGACAGTCTAAGAGGTGGCACAGACCCCGTTGATCTGCCCACCTCACCCCCTATAATACTTTCAGAAGCGAACCCTCCCCAGAAACCACCCGCCATCGGGACAGGTCTGACGGTAAGATCCTTCACTGCTGTAGGGGAGATCGGCACCCCAACCCAAACCAATTCTTTACATCATGTCCGTCACTTTGACTGCTAGCTACAAAGAAGTCCTCGCTCCTGTTACTGTTGAGAAGATCGATGAATTGATCGATGAGAACTATGCTCTCGATGACATGCTGGAGTTCATCGACAACCACAATGAGAACGATTTTGTTCACTATTATGAAGAGTATTGCCGTTGTGGTGAAGCAATCGGTTACGATGCTGTAGATGCTCTTATCGATGAAATGGGAGACGTTTCTGACATCGAAGGGTGTGATGATCGTTTCCGTGGTTGGTATGAATCTGAGGCAGACTTTGCTGAACAGTTCTACAACGACATCGAGAACATTCCTGCCTCTCTGGTGATCGATTGGCAAGCAACCTACGATTCTTCGCTTCGCTACGATTTCACCTCTTGTGAAGTAAAATACCGTCAGGTCGCCATCTTCAGCGACTACTAGGACGGTTGAGGGGGTGGCACACTCCACCCCCAGATCCCCCCGCCCTGGGCTCTATACTGATCACATCGAAACGAAACGACCCATGACCGTTCAATCCTTCATCACCAACCACGCCAGCGACAATACCTACAACGGGTGGGCAAATTACGAAACCTGGAATGTGGCACTGTGGATCATGAATGATTCATTTCTCTACAACACCGCCAAGGCATGTGTAGATTTTTGTGGTGACAATGAGACCCCCTGGGATAAGTTCCAACGTTGCATGATGGAGGGTCAAATCGGACGTATGCTCGGGCAAACTCGGGACGGTGTGAAGTGGAACGATTCTAAGATCAACGCCGCCGAGATCAACGACATGATGGCAGAGCTGTGACGGTTGAGGGGGTGTCCACCGATGCCCCCCATCCTGCCATCTGACCCTGTAGACTGATCACATCAGCAAACGACACATGCTCAAGACCCTCGCCATCCTTGCCCTCGGCGCCGCCTTCTACGCCCCCATCGCCACCGTGGGCGCTGCTGCCATCGGGTTCGCTGCCGACACCGTAGAGGCAGTCAACACCGCCACCGAGCGCCGCTGTGCCACCTACAACAGTGTCCTCCCTGGTGCCTGCCAGATGCCCTGACCCTGTAGACTAAACACATCAAACGAAACGACCCATGACCTGCTCCAACGCCTACCGCTCCCAGTTCGCCCCCCAGTACGATGATCGCTTCCTGGACTGTGAGCACGATGACCTGATGACCGCCGATGATTACGATGCCCGCCGCTGGGAGCGTGACGGATGGGGTGAGGCACAATACGATCGCCAGCGGTGGTGACCCCTGCCCCCCATCTGCTACAATACCCTAGAACCTCTCCCCCTCATCATGGCACTGTTCAACCAAGCAACCGACCTCAAGACCCGTCAGACCATCTGGGTCAGCACCAACGTCGTTAAGGGTCGCCCCCAGATGAACTCTCACCGTGAGGGTCGCTGTGGCGCCTCACTGGCAGAGGCAGGCATCGATGGGTTCTGTGCTGCTGAGTGGGCAGGACTTCATCACGGGGGTTGACCCCTCGCCCCCTACCCTGTACAATACACACAGCAACCAACACCCGATGAACTTCGCCACAGCAACCAAAGCAGAACTCATGGCAGCAGGATTCGAGATCCGAACCATTCGCCCACGTCGCCCACGTAAGGGTGAACTCATCTGCCAACGTGTAGGGTTTAAGACTAAGCGAGGCAGTCAACAGTGGCGAGATCGTGAGGCAATCTCTTCGCCCTCTGCTTATGCTGTTGTGATGGGTAACGGTTGACAGTATACACAGGGGACAGTGATTTGTCCCCCCTTTTTTTATACTTAAGGCGGCCGAGCGCCCCCCGATCCAAAAAAGTACCTTCTTTCTAACCTACAAACGTTTCCCAGCGCCCGATAAATATTTCAGGGTCCCCCTATATAAAAAAAATTCCCCAGGTAAAAAATCTCAAAAAACCTCGATATGGAACACAAAGTAACTTACAAAAAGCCCGATGGCACTTTACAGGAGACATTATTTGATAATTTTGATGAATTTGCTGACAGTATGGAAAGTGTTGCCCAACAATATTATCAAGGATTGAAAGCCCCTAGCGATATTAATATTGAGACAGTTTTAGACAATGGAGAAATGAGAAATGAAAAAATTTCCTTCGATGGAAGAACTGAATGCTTATCTGAGTAAATTAGAATTATTCTATAAGCCTCCTGGTGGAGATTATATGAAAATTACTGAATACTTAGATCAAGTAGAAGCAAGACTTAGAAATCTAGAAAATGCCACAGATAGTAACACCACAGACGAGTGATACGGCAAGTACAGATGGAACCTGTACGTATCCTCCAAAACCCCTAGGAGGCGCTCCAATCGTGTCTCCGAATGTATACATAGGTAAGAAGCAGGTAGAGTTTTACACGTCCTCTACAGTGCCTTCTACAGTAGAGGGAGTGAAGATTAATCCTCTCAGTCCTTTGCCTTGTCAACCTGGCACTAGGGTAATTGTCCCTGGCATTAACAAAACTGTCTACATTAACAAGCAATTGCCAGCTGTACAGGGAGATAAGGCACAACTGTTAGGCATTGACAGATTACTGACAGCACCATTTGGTCCTGCCAGTGTGGTATTTGCTTCAAAGGGCAATTAGTGCTATAATACACAAAGAGTTTAGAGAACACTATGGCAAAAGCAACCATTAACGGCAAAACGAGTTATATTCCTGGCGCTCCTAAGAAATCTAGGCAAGGTGCTGGTGGTGGAACCAAATACGCTGCCAGTTCACGTAATTGTGCCAAGAAGAAATATCGTGGACAGGGCAAATAAACAATTTTGAGGCGTGGGAGTTTTCCTACGCTTTTTTTATATTTTGAGTGCTCTGAGAATCATATCTCTGAAGCCAGGACCGCTGAGGTTGTGTAAATAATAATAGAGGGATAGGAACCCCTTAAAAAGTTCTGTTTAAACCTTTACGGAGAAAACAGATGGCTACTTCGCCTATTGATAAAAGTGAAGAATTTAAAAACTCGGGAATGACGTTGATTACCGAACTGTCTTCCGAAAAATATTTAAAAAAGTTAAAATATAAAATTCCTGAAGATCGTTATTCTAGACCTTGTGGTGGTGCTAACGGTTTCGATGATTTTGTGGAGCGATGGCACGAATAGTCATAAATAGTCAATAAAACTATCTCTATGCCTGAGTTCCAGACATTTAAAGATTTTAATGTTAACTTTAAACCACATCCAGTAACAGGCGACTTGATGGTGGTTAAGGATTCTGCTGACATTAAGCAGTCCATTAAAAATCTTTTAATGACTAGAAAAGGTGAACGTTTGTTTCAGTCTGAAATTGGAACCAAATTATTTGACTTGTTGTTTGAACCTCTAGATTTTGCTACAGCTTCATTGATTCGTGATGAAATCATTGTAATTTTAAATAACTACGAAAAACGAGTTAGTGTCCAGAATTTATCTGTTGACACTAACTTTGAAGACAATGGTTATGACATTGAATTGTATTATACAGTTATTGGTAGAGATGATCTTCCCACCAACGTAGAGTTCTTCCTAGAGAGTGCTAGATAACTATGGCATCATACGTACAAGTCTCTAATTTAGACTTCAATCAAATTAAAACTGCTCTAAAGGAATATCTTAGAGCACAATCAGACTTCACTTCGTATGATTTTGAAGGATCAGCGATGAATGTCCTTTTGGACGTTCTTGCTTACAACACTTATTACACAGCATTCAATGCTAACATGCTGGTGAATGAGTTGTTTCTGGACTCGGCAACCCTCAGGGACAACGTTGTAGCACTTGCTAAGCAGTTAGGGTATAGACCAAAATCAAAGGTCGCTCCTGAGGCGAAAATTACTTTTAGAGTGGAATATAATGGTACAGCTCCAAAGACTGCTGTACTAAAAAAGGGCACAGGTTTCACAACTGTATTTGATGAGACTTTATATTCTTTCGTTTGTGTTGAAGATCAGTCAGCACCTGTGGAAAACGGTGTTGCTTACTTCGACGATATTCCCATTTACGAAGGAACTGTTGTTACTAACAAATTTGTTGTTAATACTTCACTGACTCAACGTTTCATTATTCAAAATGCCGATGTTGATATCAGCTCCATTCGTGTTAAAGTTTTTGACAGTATTCAGTCAACTTTCTATGAAATCTACGAATATGCTGACAACATTCTGAATGTAACTCCAAATTCTAGAATTTTCTTCCTGGAAGAGATTGAAGATGAAAGATATCAATTATTCTTTGGTGATGGTATTCTAGGTAAAGCATTGGAGAATGGACAAGAGATTGAAGTTTCGTATTTGATTACCAACGGTGCTGCTACAAATGGCGCTAAAAACTTTACATACAATGGCGTACTAACAGATTTAATTGGTGCTACTGGTTATCCAAATACTGTCATTATTAATCCTGCTGCTACTGTTGTTGCTAACGGCGGTGCTGACATCGAATCAATTGCTAAAATTAAATATAATGCCCCAAAATATTTTGGTACACAAGATCGTGCTGTTACTGCTGACGATTATGCTGCTATCGTTAGAAACATTTACCCAGCGATTTCCGACATTATTACGTTCGGTGGAGAAGAAGACGAACCACCTGAGTATGGTAAAGTAAAAATCGTAATCAAACCATCATCTGCTAGCTTCTTATCTTCTACTACAAAGAGAGATATTGTAGCAAAACTGAAGAAGTATATGGTTGCTTCGGTGATTCCAGAAATCATTGATCCATCAATTCTTTATATCGAAGCAACTAGTAATATCTACTATTCACAATCTATCACCACCCAGAGACCAGAGGAGATTAGAAATAAGGTAGTTTCTGGTGTAGAAGCATATCTAGCACAATCAACGGTAGAAAAGTTTAACGGAAAGTTTAGATTTAGTAAATTTGTATCAACAATTGATAATTCTGATCGTTCAATCAATTCAAATGCTACAACGATTAAAATGAGAAAGGATTTCTATCCTCAAATCAATTCTTCATCTTACTACGAGCTTTGCTTCCAGAATCCATTTGACAAAGATTGTGAAGGTCCAACGCTTCAGTCAACAGGATTCAAAGTCACCGAGTTCCCTACCTACACAGTGTATTTCGAAGATAGGGATGGCATAATCGTCCTATATAGAATAGACAGTTTAACTGGTGAAAAAATTACATTAAATGATTCTCTAGGTACAGTAGATTATGACAAAGGCGAAGTTAAACTATACAATTTAACTATCGTTCAAGGTAGTTTTGATGATAATAAGATTGAAGTACGTGTAAATCCACTTTCTAATGATATCAGTGCTTCAAGAGAAGTGTATCTAGATGTAGATATCAGCAAGAGTAAATTTACTGCGTATCCAGAGTAATTAGATGGCTCCAAAGAAGAGAAGGATATCATCCCTGATTGAGTCTCAACTCCCAGGGTTTATAACGACAGAGTATGAAAATTTCTCTAAGTTTGTAGAAAAGTACTACGAACATCTGGAATCTGCTGGTCAACCACTAGACATAATCTCTAATCTCGACAAGTATAGAGATATAAACTATTACGAAGAGAATCTACTTAATCAATCAACTAGACTATCATCAAATATTTTAGCTGATTCTACTACAGTTACTGTAGATGATGCAACTTCATTCCCAGAAGAGAATGGTTATATCAAGATCGGAAGTGAAGTATTATTTTATCAAACTAGAACAGATACTCAATTTTTAGAAGTTTCTAGAGGAGTTAGTGGAAATACAACTCTAGGAGATCTATACGAGTCATCTTCATTTGTAACAACAGCTGCTGGTCCACATTATACTGGAGATACTGTATACAATGTCAGTAATCTCTTTTTATATGCCTTAGTAAAGAATTTCGAGCAGACTTATCTTGGTTCTTTCCCAGAAGCATATTTGAAGGGTGAAGTTGATAAGAGAACTTTAATTAAAAATATCAGTAACTTCTACAAAGCAAAAGGTACTGATAGATCAGTTAAATTTATTTTTAACTCAATTATTGCTAAGGAACCATCAGATGTTCCAGAAATTTATAACCCAAAAGATTTTACTTTAAAATCTTCAACATCTGATTGGACAAAAGACTATTCACTGAAGGTAAAGATTAGTAATGGGGATCCAAATAGTCTAATTGGTAATACTATTACTCAAAATTTAGATGATTATGATACCAGCATTACATTTGCTTCCGCTGTTGTTGATAATGTGATTTTTATCGGCAATGATGGGCAAGATGACTTATATCAGTTAATTTTAGAACCAAGCACAGTTAATGGTAGATTTGAAGTATATGGCAGAACAACCACTACTAAAACTGTACCAAGTTCATATTCAACTGGTGATAGAATTACTGTAAAATCGACATTAGGATTTCCAAAGCAAGGGAAACTTCTAATTGGTGATGAAGTCATTACTTACAATGACAAAAATGCTACTCAGTTTATTATTGATACTCGTTTAGGCCCAATAAGAAATCATAATTCAAACAAGACTGTCTATCGTTATTCTACTATTTCTAGCAGCAGTGTTAGACTTATTACATTAGGATTAATTTATAATCTATCACCAATTAATGCTGCTCCATATTCATCGTCTGGAGAAATGATTCAGGTTTCAGAACCTGGATTTGAAACTTTAGATCCAATTGCTTTTGATAGAAATATTGGTAGAACTAGATGGTTGATTAATGAAAATCCAATTACAAACTTTGCTGAAATCAAAGGTGTAGAAAGTCCATTTTATTCAGACGTTGCTACTGTTCTAGAAGATGAGCAATATTTCTACATCTGTTCCTCATCGTACCCATCTGAGAATATTTTAGTAAATACTAATTACAATGTAACATTAAGTGACCAAAAGCACCTGAAATTAATCAGAAAACAACCTATTACAACGACTGAAGTTTATCCAACTACAAATAGAGATGTTGGTATTTTTATTGATGGGGTTCCTGCTTTAGGTTATAAAGATAATGAATCTATTAAGTATGGAAAAATCGTATCATCGAGTATTACTAATAAAGGTGTTTCTTATCAAGCGCCACCATTCGTTCTTATAAACGAAACTCCAAACAAAGCTAGAGCAATATTGTCTGGTTCTGTTGTAGACTCTATTGAAATTTTAACAGAAGAAGTATTTACAGAAGATCCTGAAGTAAGAATTACATCTGGTGAAGGTGCTGTGTTAAGACCCGTTATTACTAACGGTAGTATTACTAGTATGGATGTACTTGATCCAGGTCAGTATTATTCATCACCTCCTATTATTAGAATTGTTGATACTTTAGGTAAAGGTAATTTTGCTGAGTATGAAGCAGTACTGGACCCTAATGGTTCTATTATAGAAGCTCGTAAAATAGCAGGAGGAAGATTTTATACAAGAGGTAATACTATCGTAACTGTCGAACCTGTTGGTAAAAATGCTACTGCTAGGGCATCTATTAAAGAATGGGTATTCAATAGATACGAAAAATTAAAGAATAACTTAGATAGTGATAACGGAACTGTTTTTGCTAGTTTCGATCCAAGCAAAAACTATGGTTATGCTTATGTGGCAAATCCATTGAATGTTCGTAAAAGATCTTATGTTAGTTTGACAGATTTCACATCTGATGATGGATCTGTTCATTCTCCTATTGTAGGATATGCTTATGATGGCAATCCAATTTACGGACCTTATGGATACGAAGATCCAACAGATTCATCTTCCAATATTGTCAGATTATCTTCTGGTTATCAAATAAAGAACTCAAGACCAAGCGGACCAGATACTGGAAGATATCCACTAGGTAGTTTTATTGATGACTATAGATGGGTTCCTAGTGTTAATTCTGGTAAAACTGAGTTAGATCAAAATAATGGCAGATTCTGTGTAACTCCAGATTATCCAAATGGAGTGTATGCTTATTTTATAACTATAGATTCTAGCGAAACACCTGTATTTCCTTACATTCTAGGTGTAAATTATTACTCTTTACCAGTAGATTCAAATTATAATTCATCTATTTCACAAGATGATATTCCACGTACTTTAAAATCGATTCGTTCTGATGTATCAGAAAGAAACGGTAGTGGATTTATTGGATTAATTCAAGATGTAAAAAATGGAAATATAACTTCTGGTTATGTCGAATCATCTTTACCAATTCACTCGCCAGGAAATGTTGTATACTTAAATAATTTTGAAACTGGTGGTAGTGGAGCTTCTGTTGTAGTAAATGAAGTTACTGGGAAACCAATTTCTTCAATTGAATCTATTCAAACAAAAGCTAATAGAATTTCCATTCAAGAAAGTGCCTACTTATTTGATAATGATCTAATTACACAAACTGATGCCGATGGCGCAGTTCTAGCTAATGGTAGATTAGTTGGAGATGTTTTTAATGCTAGCGAGTTAGTTTTAAGAAACGTCACTGGTCAGTTTAATTCTATTAGACCAATAGATTCGTCAACTCAAGTTTATAGATTGGTTCTCAATATTGATTCAAACTTTACAGTAAATTCAACATTAGTACTAAGAAATGACGATGATGAAGTTATTGCTCAAGGTATTATTTTAGAAACTATTGTAAGACAAAATTCAGTTAAAGTTAAGTTAACTAGTGGAGATTTTATTGTTACTGAAGACTATTATCTGCGTAGTTCTAATTTAAGTGATACAAATAGAGCGGAAATTATTTCGTTAGAGTCTTTGAGTAGAGATTTAACACCATTTAACGTACAAGAAAATATTGCTATTGTACAAACATCACAACCACATAACTTAGGTGTTGGGGATTCTGTTAATATTGATGTAATTCCTAATGACGCTGTTTCCGAAACTCAATACTATGTAAGAAAAAGACTGTATCAGAATGCTGTAGCACTTGCTCCATCACATACTTCTAATATTATTGATCAAGGTATTGGTAGTGCTGATGTTTTAAATTCTGGTAGAGGATATGGTGTAGGAACATATACAGATGTGGAATTGATATTCCAAGATGTCAATAAAGCAAGAACTAATATTGGCAAACCAGGAGATCTCAATAACGCCAAAGCTACTATTATCGTTAGCAATCCTGGTGTTAATGGATCTACTGTAACTTCAGTAATTATAACTTCCAAAGGAAAGGGGTACAGAAAAGGTGATGTTCTCACTGTAGATGATGATGATCTTAATAGAAATGTTTCTGATACATCACCACAAAGATTGGTATTAGAAGTTGATCACGTTGGTTTTGCTGCTAATAATACGGTTCTGAAGCTTTCTAACGTTAATAATATTTCTCAAGATGATTATCTTCAAATAAGTCAAGAAATTGTAAAAGTAGTATCAGTTGATGTAATTAAAAAGGAAGTTGTTGTATCTAGAGGGCAGCAAAATACAGTTCCTTTAAACCACTATAATGATGCTGAAGTAACATTAAAAGATGGTTTCTATAGATTTGACAATAATTTCAGACCATTTGGTTCTGACATGTTAAAACCATTCTTGATTTCATATGACGAGAACACACAAAATATTAATGTTGCTTTTGAATATTCCGTTCAAAATCCACAGAAATTATCAATCAGCTCTACTTTCTTTGACGAAAGTCTTCCAAAAAAATTAGTTAAGTTTAGATCTGTTGATGAAGCTAATTTCAAATTAGAGTTTTCCACAGATAATTCTAATTTCGATACAAATCCAATTATAGAAATACAAAAATATTACAAGTATAATTTTGACGTAGGTCATCCTTCCATGGGAGATACCTATCTAGATTTCTCTTCGAGTTCTAACTATAATATTTTTACAGAAGAAAAAGAAGTTAGTACAATTGCTCCTGGAAACTCAGGATCATTTGTTTCTATAAAATTGGGATTTGGTCCTGCTATTGCTAGCAATACATATCAGGAAAGAAAAGCAGTAAACTTCCAGAATTATTTTTATTTCATTAAGGTTTCTCCCGATGTAGATACTGGTCGATCATATTTAAAAATTGTTGATGATCCACTTGCTGGTACTAAAAATGTAATCTACACAACTGCTAATAAGTTTGTATATGAATTAGACAAAACTCCATCATATGATGGAAGTGGTGTAATGTCTTACACAACAACTGCTAGGAATGCTATTGGTCAAATTAAATCAGTTAGAGTAGTTAACACTGGGGAAAATTATAAATTTATTCCTACTGTGTTTGGTGTTTCTCCAGCAGAATCTAATGAAGCTATTGTTGATCCAATATGGGATCCTATATCAAAAGATGTGTTGGGATTTAATATTTTAGAGCAAGGTAATAACTATTCTAATCCAATTATTGTAATGAGTGATGGAGATGGAATTGGATTTGAATATGAATGTTTGGTAGAATTAGGAAAAATAAGACAGATAAAAGTTATTAAAAAAGGTTCTTCTTTTACATATAAACCAACATTTAAAGTTGTAGAATCTAATGTGAAAATCTATATGGAATCCAATAATATTGGATCCCCACGAAATGTTAAAATTACAAATCCAGGAAGAGGATTTAATTCAGATCAATCACAACTAAGCACATACAAATCACCAACTACTTTTGTTTTGAGAAACATAAGTGGAAGATTTTTTGCTGGAGAAAAAATTATTCAACCATCCACAAATGCTACTGCTATAGTAGCAAAAGATGGATGGAGAGAGGGTAGTAACTTACTCAAAGTTCAAAAAATTACTGGTGTATTTGAAAACGGTACTGTTATTAAAAGTACAAAGGACAATGGTAGATTTGGAACTTTATATGCTCAATTATCTACAGAGTTCAAACCAGAAATAAAATCATATGTAGATAACGTAGGTTATTTTACTTCTGATAGAGGTAAATTAAGTAATGCCAATCAAAGATTACAAGATTCTTATTTTTATCAGGATTACTCATATGTCGTAAAGTCTAAGTCTTCTATTGAAGCTTGGAGAAATCTAATCAAAGAAACTACCCATCCTGCTGGTTTCTTGATGTTTGGTGAAATGGTTATTGACTCTAAGGCAGAGAGTCAAATGCCTACTGAGCAACAACCAATATCACATTTTAGTGTTATTGAATTAGATCCAATTCAAATTACATCTATTTCTACTTCTAAGATCTTAACTGTTGTTCAATACAAGTTAGAGTCGTTAATTTTAGAAGATGGTATTGGATCAGTTTCTGTTGATACATTTGATACTTCCGAAACTCAAACATTTGATGTTAAGTTGTCTCCAGAGTTTAATGGAGACTTTGATCCAGACACAGGTCAGTTAATTGGTAATACATCATTTACTCTTATTAATAGAGCGAATAATACAGCAGTAAGTTTAAATAATTCCCAACAATTAATTGTAACTTTAGATGGTATTTTCCAAGAACCTGGAGTATCATATACTGTTTCTGGATCTAATATTATATTCTCCGCTCCACCACTAGGAAAGAGAATTGTAGAAGGTCAAGAAGTCGAAGCTGTTAAGTTTTATGGAAGAGCGATTAAGTTTAAAACCCCTTCATTATCATCAAGATACTTTAGAAAAGTAAAATCGATTGCTAATCAATTTGATGGAGTACAGTTCGAATTTGACTTATATTGGGAAGATGATAATTCATTAGTAAAAACTGATCCCAAAGAAAATTTAATTGTAGCACTCAATAGTGTTGTACAGAAAGCAAGATTAACTGAGAAAGAACCATTTGGAAATTCTTACAGTATTATTAGATCAGAAGATCCAGCGGTTACTGATAAAATTAGATTTTCCAAACCACCTGTTGATAACGAAGATCTATATGGACCTCCAGAAGAAATTCCAGAAAGTCTAAAAAATTACGAAAAATGCTTTATCTATAGCGTCGGTAGTTATGAAAGATTGACTATCAATTCTAATCTATATGAGTATAGATTTGCTGGACCTTACTTAATTCAGGATGAAGTTACTGGTTCTATTAGAAAAATTGATGAACCTAGATATGCTCTGGTCTTTATCGATGGTGTTCTACAAAGAGATGTAGATGCCTATCAAATTGTAGGACCTAACATTACTTTCACTCAAAACTTAAAAGTATATCAAGATCCTAATGGCGATAGAATTACTCAAGATGTAAATATTATCTTGATGTATGGTAGAGATGTAGCAAAGAGTTTAACTTTCTATGATTTCGAACCATATACTTTCAATAATACATTAATTGTAACTTTAGAAGGTGATGATATTTCTTCCAAATTTATAAAGTTATACAATTTTAATTCGCTAAGTGTTAATTATTTTAAGCAAGATGATACTATTGTTGGAAAAGTAATTCGATATACTGAATTAAATAATGACAAAATAGAAATTTTATTCCAAAATCCAAAAAATATTAGTTTAAATCAAAATGAATTAACATTAGTTAACGTATCTAAAAATTCACAAGAAACTGTTTTAGCTGGTAATTATACAATATCATATTATTATAAAACCGATTCTGACGGCGAAAGAGTTTTAGAAAGAACTATTCCTTCATGGCTTTATGGATCTCAGTTGGGTAATGTAGCTTGGAGCAATAAAAATTCTATGCTTGGCAATCTTTTGCCTGGTGATAGAATTTTAATCGATGGAGAAAATGATTTTAGAACTATAATTTCAACACCAGACACTACTAAAACTAAGTCTTACCGAGATGGAGACTTGGTACAAAACGAATATTATGCTAATACTAAAACAACAAATTACGAGGGAGACACTCAAGGTGAAGGTCTAAGTATTACGGCAAATGTAAATTCTTTTGGACAAATTACTACATTAAATGTTTCTGATGTTGATTGGAACCAAAGAGATCTTGATTTATATTTTGAACAAGGAATTCTACTTCAACCAACTGCCTACGAATATTACACAACGCCAGAAATTCATTTCATTCCCGTTGATGGCAACGGTGGTGGAGCAAAAGCTGAAGTAATTGCTTATGGCGGTCAAATTCTTGATGTTGTATTAATTGATGGTGGATCTGGATACACAGCACCACCAAAAGTAGTTGTATCAAGAAGATACAAGAGAATTAAAGAATTAAGTCGTAAAGTTGATTCGTTGACAGTGCTGAATATTGGTACTGAAATTAGCGTAAAACAAGAGATTGTTTCTGATTCTCAAATCACTATTACTGGTGCTGGAGATATTTCTGGATTTATTTCTGTTGCTACTTTTGGTGGATTCGTTGCTGGAATAAACAGTGATATCGATATAACAGAAATTGTATTACCATCACCAAAAATTGTGAGGATGACTGACAAGAAATTTGTCAGTGAATTTACTGTACAATCTCCAACTATTGAAGTTTATTATATTGATAGATTAATTGATTCTTATGTATCCGTAGTAATTGGCGGCGTTTATGGATTCGAATCTAGTGCTTCTATTCAAACTATCTCGGTTGACGAATTAACTTCAATTTTCCAAATTAAAGCTAATAAAGCATTTAGACAAGAAAAAGCTGATTCTGTTAATGGAATTGGAACATTTCTCGATGCTCCAATGGATCTTAATGATGTTATTGCTTTTGTTCCTAATACAGAAAGATTCCCAGATACTCCAAGCAGACTTAGAATTGGTCGTGAAGTAATTTACTATACCAACAAGAAGCAAGATCGTTTCTTGGGTTTAACTAGAGGATATCAAGGAAGTCCACTAGAAACACATAATGCTGGAGATTTAGTATTACATTATCCAGAATTTATTACTATTGTTTCTGGTGGTATCAATACTATCCTCAGTGAAGGAAGTGTTTCTTCCAGTGACATTACTGTTTTAGAACAAAAGACATCTATTCAATCTATTATAGAAGTTAAGCAATTTGAAGAATCTTATAATGAAATCGATGTTAAACTACAAGTAGAATCTCCTAAAACTTTCCAACCAAAAGCTTTACCTTGGATTGCTATTATTCCAAGAGATTCTTATAATATTGTCACCGAAACTTATTCTTCAGTTTCTTATATAACTCCAATTAATGCTCCATCTGCCCAAGTTGTTGGATCTGTTGTATCTCAAGTTGTTACATTAAATGAAAGAGAAATTCAGTTAACATCTGATCAACAAATTCAATTAGATACTTCCGCTGTTATTACATCAGTAAGTATTGGAAATATTGCCGCCACAATATCATCTTCATCGGCACTTGTTTCTTCTTCTTACGAAACAAGTGAAATTACACTATCACCTCAAATTCAAGCTGTAAACACTTTCACGACATTCTCCACTCAAATTATAGAAAATGTTCAAACATCAGATTTAGATATCCAATCATATAGTTCAACTGTAGTTTCATTAACTTCATTTGCTGGAAATGTAACATCGTTGATCAGTAGAGAAACTGTAAATGATCCATTTGTAATGTATCACAATACAGAATTAACAGCTACTGTTGCTGATATTAATACATTTTCTTCAACAGTGACGATGCTTATTGGTGGAGGTTTTGCTTCTGGTTCCACAAGAGAAACTGATTACAGATTTTCTTATGTTGATTTCTTGATTGAAGAATATGTGTTAGAAAATTTTATAGTACAAAGAAGTAATAATGTTGTTAATTTAGATACTCCGTATAATGAAGTTTTTAATAGAAACGGTTCTTCAATTACTGTTGATAATAAAAATCAATATTCTCCAGAAGGATTTGAAGATTATACTTTAGGAAACGCTGGTCTTACTCTAGACATTTATGAATCCACAGCATTTGTTGATACTGGTATAAATTACGGTACTAGCATTAATGATGTAGATTTAATCTATTCTGGATTAACTATAAAAGACTTTGAAATTCGATCGAATTCAGCTTTTACTTCCAATGGGACTAGATTTAATTTTGGTATACCAACATATCAAACTCCAGTAACTATTTGTGCTGCTGGTGGATCTATTGGAAATACATTACAAGTTCAAAATACTGATTACTTTAGCAATCCATCTGTTACTGGAATCCCAGTACACTACTTGTTTACTGAATCTGGCACAGTTCTTTCATATACAGGATTAACACAAACAACATTTACAGGAATTTCTGTTGTTAGGGGGCCCGCATCTATTAACATAAATGATGATATTATTCCCTTCACAATTGTATAAATATAAATAAATCAGACAAAACTTTTACAGAGAGATTTTCAATGGCTGCTATTATCTCAGATAAATTTAGAATTTTTAATGCTACCCAGTTTCTTGAGTCGCTGTCTGAGGGTTCTTCCGACACTGGCGCTGAACGTACTAGAATGTATTTCTTCGTAGGTCGTCCCCAGCGTTGGGATGCTTACATTGAAATCTTCAATAAAAATGCTACTGCCTTTGTGGCAGGCAATGAAGTTTATGTAGGAGCTAATTATGCTTCTGCTACTTTCAAAGGAGTAATTAGAGAGGTTTACGAAAATTCTCTGTTACTTTATTCTATTGGTCCAGCGACTAATTCTTCTCCTGCTGTTGGTTCTACCCTAAAAGGGTGGAATGGAACTGCTGACACTGGAGCAGAAGCAAGAACAGGTGTTTATCGCTATTCTACTGAAGACGTACCACCTGTTCCTCTCGATAACCAAACAGAAAAGTATGATATCTATGATGATATCATTGCTGCCAAGAGAATTACAACTGATTTTGCTAGAGCTGTAATTCGTCGTTATAACTGGGATCCATCAGCAAACCCAATTTTTGATATGTGGAAACCTGATTACTCCTCTACTCCTGGTAGTGGTGGTCAGATTGGCAAACCTGCCGCTAATGGTGCTACCAACATTGCTGATGCTAAGTTCTATGTTCTAAATTCTCAGTACGAAGTATTCAAGTGTCTCTATAACGGAGAAGATAAGGTTCCTGGTGGTGCTAACGTAACCAACGAACCAAAAACAACTCCTGCTGCTGGACAAGGAACATATTCAGGCGGTATCTTTAAAGAAGATCCTGGTTCAACTGGAGATTATATTTGGAAGTACATGTACACCATCCCAACTGATGATGTACTTCGCTTCCTTTCAACAGATTTCATGCCAATTGTTCTTCCTACTGATGCTACAAGAATTGCTACAGAAGCTATTGCTACTGCCGACCCAGATGCCGTTGATGTTGTTTATGTAGAAAATGTAGGAGCTAATCTTCCAAACGGCACTCATTACTCACCAATTCTGGGCGATGGAACTGGTGGTAAAGTAGAAATTGTTGTTTCTGGTGGTGCTATTACTTCAGCTACAGTTATTGATAATGGTTCGGGATACACCTATGGTAGTATTGCCCTAAAGACTGGTGCTACAGTTGCTGGTGCTCCTTATGGTCTTTACAGTAATACTGGTCTCACATCAAGCGTTACTGTTGGTGCTACTGCTACTGGTGCTTTAGAAGTTATTATTCCTCCTCAGGGTGGACATGGTTCTAACTTTGAAGAAGAGCTTAATGCTAAGCGTGTCATGACAAACATTCGTTTGACATACGCTGAAGGATCTGGAGATTTCCCTGTTGATAACGACTTCCGTCGTATTGGTATTATCAAGGATCCATACGCTTATGGAACTACAACTTTTGCCACCACTTCAACATTGAATGGATTATATGCCATCAAGATCACTGGTGCTACAGCAGATTTCCAAATTGACGAAACAATTGAGCAAACAACTGCTAGTGGTGGCACTGCTTATGGTACTGTTGTTTCTTGGACATTAGATACTGGCAACCCAGGTCCTGGTGGTAGCGGTGTTCTTAAGTACATCCAATCTCCTGCTCTACACACAGATGCTGGTGTTGTAAGACCTTTCGAAGCAAATGTTGCTAACGCTATTACTGGTGCTAACTCGCTTGCTTCTGGTACTGTAAATACATCGGTAACTGGTGGAACAGTTCTCCAAGGTGTTGCTTTCAACTCTGGTCTAGCTACTCCAGAAATTGACAACAACTCTGGTGAGATCATTTACGTTGAGAACAGAAGACTAATCACTCGTGCTGCTGACCAAATCGAAGATATCAAACTAGTTATCGAGTTCTGATTTAGATTTTAACCATCTAAATAATTCTACGATATACTAGTGTAATGGCGGAGTACGATGCCACAGAAGACAAATCTTAATGTATCTCCTTATTATGATGATTTTGACGTAAATAAAAACTTTTATAAAGTTTTATTTCGTCCTGGATATTCGATTCAAACTAGAGAACTAACTTCTCTACAATCAATTCTCCAGAATCAAATTGAAAATCATGGTAGGTTTACTTTTAAACAAGGTCAACAAGTAATCCCTGGTGAAGTTGGTTTAAACACCAAACTTGATTACGTTAAGTTGTCTTCTGTGTCTGAGGTGGCTGTTAGTGAAAACGGTCAGGTTGTATACAAAAAATATGACATTAAACAACTAGTAGACACTCAATTACAAGGACTTAACTCTGGTGTTATTGGTCAAGTAATTGGAGCAGAATACGGTTCAGAAACTGAAGCTGATATTCTGTTTGTAAAGTACACTACTAGTGGTAATGCTAATAATGAATCCACCTTCAGACAGGGAGAAACTCTGGAGGTGGTAAATGGTATTAATACTCCATTGCTGGTTGTTGGAACCGATGGTAGCGTTCTCCCAACTAGCGTTAACGTAACCGATCCTATCACAGGAGCAGTAGCTACTATTCAAAGCCCAGCGATGGGATATGCTACTGCTGCTGAAGTACAAGAAGGTGTGTATTTTGTCAATGGATTTTTTGTTAGAAACAGAAAACAACTTTTAATTATTGACAAATACTATAATAAAGCATCAGCAAAAGTTGGATTTGTTATCGAAGAAAACATTGTCACTCCAGAAGAAGACGCTTCTCTGTATGATAATGCTAGAGGATTTTCCAATGCTTCTGCTCCTGGTGCTCACAGATTAAGCATTGATCTTGTTTTAAAAAGATATGATTATAATGCTACTACAGATAAAAACTTTATCCAACTTTTACAAGTTAATAAAGGTGTAGCAGAAAAGCAAGTAAGAGCAGCAGATTACACTCTTCTCGAAGAAACTTTAGCTAGAAGAACTTATGACGAATCTGGTGACTATGTAGTAGATGATTTTAATTTTGATATTAGAGAGTATTATCAGAAAAATGGAAATGGTGGATTATATAGTCTAAATTCGGAAACTGGTTTAGTCAATATCTATTCGCCAGTTGAAGCAGATAATAAAATGATTCTAGGCGTCAGTGCTGGTAAAGCATATGTCAAGGGTTATGAAATTGTAAATAAAGAAACTAAGTCTTTAGAGGTTGATAAAGGAAGAGATACTCTAACAAGAGATAACGCAACTCTAAAAACCAAAGGACTTCCAGAATTCAATATAACCAACGTTTATGGTAGTGTACCATTGAATACCGTTGGTGATGAATTAACTGGATATCCAACAGTAACACTCAATAGTGTTTTTAATGATGGAACTATTGGATTTTCTGGATTACAACCAGCAGATTATTTTAGAACAACTGTTAATAGAAGATCACAATCGTTCCAGTTAAAGCAAGCGATTAAAACAATCTATGTTCAAGTAATTAACGAGCAACCAACACAAACTACTCAGTTACCAGATACAGTTTGGTTTGTCACAACAAGAGGAACAGGAACTGTAGAAGGAAAAAGTGCTGTAGTAATTAGTAAAGCAATTGTTAATAGACCAGAAGTTAGTGTTGTTAGCACAGCTGTATTTGCTGAATTAACAATTCTTGGTGATAAAGCAGTATTGGATAAATTTATCACAGAATATGATTCTGGAGAAACTGATTTAAGAAGATATATCTACACAACAGAATCTGGAGTAGAAACATCTACAGACCCATATGGATTCATTGTAGATTACAATAGCAGCATTACTCCTATTGTTGGTGTTGCTAAACCAAAAAATTTAAGACTTCTAAGCAGAGGATCTGGATTTAATCCCGATACTGATATTGTTATTTCTAGAGGTAGAACTGGTACAAATCAACCATATAATGCTACCTTTGGATTTACATATTTTAATCCCGTTTTCTTTACCAAAATTCAATTAGAGAAAGAAATTGAAATTGGAACTTTTGAAAATGGAAAATATATCTTTGGTAGAGAAAGCAAAGCATATGGTGTTATCGAAAATGATAGCACTGGAAATTTTAGTGGTGTTTCTACACTTTTTGTAACTACCCTTTCTGGTAAATTTATTCCTGGAGAAACCATTATTGATGAAGCAAATAATGCTATCAAGATTGCTAAAGAAAATACAATTTCTCACTTCACTGTAAACAAGAGAGGTAGCAGCTACAACAGTACATCTGACATTGTAATCAATGGCGTAACTTTTGATCAATCAAAAATTGAAGTTACATTATATGGTGGTTCTGTAGCAAAAGTTATTGTCAAGAATAGAAGTGCTGTACAAACTGTATATTCAAACCCACCTTCAGTTACATTTACTACAGAAACTTCATCACAGTCAGATAAAGCAGTAGTAACTCCAGTTCTTTTTAAAGATACTGTTATTACTTACACACCACAGAACGTAAAATCATTTGCTTCAACTTTTAATAATTATAAGTTTACTGCTGATATTGATTTCACTTCAACATCTTATGCTACATACACTCAAATCAGTGACTTTACTTTCTTTGGATCAAAAGGTTCTAAGTATATTGAATGTAATGGATTTGGCGCTGATCTAACTGGTGAACTAGTTCAAGGAGACATCATTCAATTTACCGATGCTAATAACGATGTTATCAAGTGTATTGTTCAAAGCGTAACATCACCATCTGGTATCGAAAAATCAAGAATTTATCTTGACTACGCTCTACCAGCAAATGTTTCTAATGCTACCATTATTAGGCTTCGTCCAAGAATTTCTAATACATCAGCAACACTAGTATTTCCAACAGGAAGTAAGCAAGTGGCGTCACTGGTTAGTGATACAAGCAATACCAAGTTTAAGTATCACGCTAGAAAAGATTTTATCACTGATATGTCTGCTAGTGGTGGTAATATTACTTTCACTGCCCAACTTCCAGTTGGTACTCAAAAGTTCGTAGGATTTAATGAGGAAAATTTCTTGGTTACCGTTTTAAGCAAAGGTTCTTCAACCGTTGTCAATAATGGTGATATTGTTTATATCGATCCCAGATACATTGAAGTTGAAGAATCTTTAGTTAGTGCCAATGAAGTAACAGCTGGCGCTCTTAGAATTAAGAATCTTCCAACAAGCTATTTTGGTACTATTTTAGATAGCAATTATCCAACACTTAAGTTAACCGCTACTGTCGAAATTGACAAAGCGAGACCAAGATTAAAAACATCAATTACCAATAAGAGAGTTATTGTTATTCCTAGTGGAGATAGAGTTATTCCACTTAGAGGTCAAGATTACGATTCTGATATTATCGAAACATTCTCATACTCGGATGTTTACAAATTAAGATATGTTTATGAAGGAACTACCACCAATCCTCCAGTTGTAGATAATGCTGGAAACCTAGTTAGTGGTACTGATGTAACATACAAGTATAATTTTGATGATGGACAAAGAGACACATATTATGATGTTTCTAGAATTGTTTTAAAACCAGGATTCGATGCTCCATCTGGACAACTAGTAATTGCTTTTGATTATTTCGAGCATTCTCAAGGAGATTTCTGTACAGTAGATTCTTATCTACATGAAGCAGGAGTTCCAGCAGAAGAGATTCCATTATTCAACTCATCGGTGAATGGAATTATTTCTTTGAGAGATTGTATTGATTTCAGACCAAAGGTAGATGGTAATTCAACTATTACTGGTTTCCAAGATCAATCTATTGTGTCACTATTTGATACAACAGATTATGTGACATTTGTGGGAACAGGTGGTATTCCTACATTGACACCAGCTCCAGATTTTAATCTGCCATTTACTATGACATTTAGTGAAAAGCAGTATTTGGATCGTATTGATGGATTATTCCTCACAAAGAAAGGTGAGTTTATTGTAAAAAAAGGAAACTCTTCTCTCAATCCATCAAAACCAGAATCAGTTGATGATGCTGTAGCTCTATGCTATCTACATATTCCTGCTTATACTAAGAGCAGCAAAGATGTACGTATTATTCCTGTGGATAATCGTAGATACACAATGAGGGATATTGGTAAACTTGAGAAGCGTATTGAACGTCTTGAGTATTACACAACACTCAGCATTCTTGAACAGCAAGCACTAAACATGCAAGTAAAGAATGAGATTGGTTTGGATAGATTCAAGAGTGGTTTCTTAGTTGATAATTTTGAAACACATAAAGTAGGAAATCTTAAGTCAGTTGATTATAAGTGTGCTATTGATACCCAACAATCTGTATTAAGACCTCAGGCAAAAGAAGATAGTTTTGCTTTAAAAGAAATTAATACTAGAGAAGATCAAAGAGTTGTTGCTGGATATAGAGTAAATGATAATGTAGTGACATTGCCATTTACAAATGTTGTTCTATTGAGCAACCAAAATGCCACAACTACTATTAATCCAAATCCATTTGTTGTCATCCAATATGTTGGAGAATCTATTATTTCTCCACAGCAAGATTCTTGGTATGATCAATCAGTTGCTCCTTTAGTTGTAGACTCCAATACAAAGATTAATTCTATTTTCTTGGCTAAGCAAGATAGCAATATTCAAGATGCTTATTCAAGTATCTATAATTCATTTATCGTAAACTGGGTTGGCATCAATCAGGTATTTGGAAATATTGAATCGTTTGCTAATATAAACAGTGAAGATATCGAATCAACTGTACAGTCTGCTTCGGTAGCTAGTTCTTCAAATGTAAGTCCACAAAATAACGAAGTTGGTAAAGGCATAGCAACAAAAACAATTGATGAGAAGAAAGTTGCTAGTTCTATTCAATTCTTTGCTAGATCAACACCAGTTAAGTTTATCATTAATAGACTAAAACCAAATACAAAAGTTTATGTCTTTATGGAAGGCAGAGACATTAATTCGTGGATCATTCCTGATACAAGATTTACTGGCGTTGCTGCTAATAGTCTATCTACATTTGGTTCTTCTTTAGTTACTGATTCAAATGGTAACCTCAGTGGTTTAATTTTGATTCCTGCTGGATTACCTCCAGTTCCAAATAGTCCTTGGACTGGTAATGTAGATACTGTAAATTATGATGAAGGTAAAGAAGAAGTAAGATTTACTACTGGCGTCAAGACAATTAGATTTACTTCAAGTTCTACTGATGAGACTAAAGATAATGTTGATACATATGCTGAAGTTAAGTTCTATGCTACTGGTTTGATTCCAGCAAATCCACCTAGCATCACTTCAACATCAGCTGCTTTCTTCAAGTCAAATGAAGGTGTACAGTTAGTTGACAGTAATACAGATAATCCAGTTAAACCAAACCCACTTGCTCAAACATTCAAGGTTGAAAACTTTGAAGGTGGTGTTATGGTCACTGGAGTCGATCTTTTCTTTAAGAAAAAGAGTTCAAATATTCCTATTAGAGCATACTTAACAGACACTGTTTCTGGAAAGCCTGGTAAGAATATTATTCCTGGCACTCAAATTTCCCTAACACCAGAAACATACTTAAGAGTATATGTTACTGGTGAAAGCGAAACAATTACACTGTCAAGGGGCGAATTAGTTACTGGAAAGAACTCAAATGCTTCTGGCCCAATTGATAAAGTTTTTGATGGTAATAATGTTAGAGTTGGTGATGATTCTAGCACAACATTTACATTAAACAAAGAGCAAGTATATACTCTTGTTTTAAACAACCACAATGGCAATTCTTTCTTGGCAAATGAACTGCTCACTATTCAATCAGTAACCACATTCAATGCTACCAATAACACCAACGTTGGTGTCTTTATTGCTAAAGACTCTGGCAAAGTTGTTGATTTGAGAATTTCCAGTGTTGGTAGCAATTACGAAACAGCATCTATTACAATCGAAAGTCCACAGCTACCAGGAGGATCTGCTGCTACTGGATCTATCAATGTCTCTGGAGGAAAGGTCTACAACGCCGAGATATCGCTCTCTGGTCGTGGTTATACAGAACCGCCATCAGTAGTCATCAAAGGCGTTGGAACAGGCGCTGCTGGCGCTGTGATCGAGTCTGTGCTTGAGATAGATACTCCTGCTGTAAGAATGGGTGTTGCTACCGATGTAGAAGGTGTAATTGAGTCAACTACTCCAACTAGATTTAATTTCAGACATCCAGTTTACCTACAGAATAATTCAGAATATGCTTTAGCAATCGAAACTGATTCGATTGAGTATGAACTATGGACATCAAAATTAGGCGAGATCGAGATTTCCACTAGCAATGTTGTTACTACTCAACCTGGATTGGGTTCTGTTTATAAGTCACAAAATACAGATAACTGGACTGAAGACTTATTTGAAGATATTAAGTTTACTTTATATCGTGCTGAGTTTGATATCAGCAAAGAAGCTGAATTAGAAGTTACCAATGAAAATCTTGGTTATGAACTCTTGAATATTTCCCCATTCGAGACCAGTGTTCGTTCAGCAACAAATGCTACTTCACCATTGTTCAAGAACAATAATTCTATTATCAAAGTCAACCACAGAGATAATGGATTTGAAGATTCTGGTAAGTCTTATGTATTCTTTAGAAATGCTGAAGATATTGGTGGTATCTCAAATGTTATTCTCAACGGAACTCTTTTTAAAGTAACTAATGGTGGTATTGATTTTTATAATATTGCTTCGCCAAATAATGCTGGATCTAGTGTTCTTGGTGGAGGAAGCAAAGTCTTAGCTTCATATAACAGAAAGTATGAAAAACTATATGCTCAAGTTCCATATCTACAACTAGATGGCACAAAGATTGATTCGTTTGTTTATACAACAAATGTAGTTCCTGTAGATTCCAAAACTACAAATTATACTTCATATTCTGTAGAAGATTATGAAAAAACATTTTTGAATGAAGAGCACTTCTTTACAAATCAAAAAATGATTGCTTCAAGAATTAACCAAACAATTAATGGTTTACAAAATTCATTGAAGTATAAGTTCAGACTATCATCAACAAATTCAACTTTATCACCAGTAATTGATTTAAGAACTGCTACCGTAAAGACAGTTACAAACAGAGTTGAGAATGCTACTGGTTATGAAAATCGTTACGGAAAGAGAGATCAAATTTTAACATTCCAACCACTTTATATCTTAACTCTATCTGTAAGCGGTTCTAATGCTGCTCAAGTTGATGAGAATAAGAGTTTAGTCGGTAGCTTGTCTAAGGCAGAGGGATTTATTACAAACTATGCTAATAATGATGCTACCATTAGACTAAGAACACAAACTCCATTCCAGCAAGGAGAATCGCTAAGTCTATATGATGAGCAAGGTGTTTTGATTGAATCTGTAGCAATCCAGATTACAGCAATTCAAGAAATTGAGTTTAATTTCAGCAAGGGATCAAACGTCATTGCTTATTACCCACAAGACACCGATGTTAATTATTCCAATAAGATTAACGGTAAAGTAGTTCTGTGGGATGCTGAAGATAAGATTCTTATTATTGAGAATTCTTATTCTCCGATTAATAATAATTATACAGCTACGACTACTAGTGATGTAGTTTATGCCAGAGATCCTGAAGCGGCAGAACAGCAACCAGATATCTTTAGGGTTGGCGATGTTGTTCAATCAACTGGAGATGATGATCCTATTTTTGTTGAAATTAATACAATGGACTTTACTACTGGCATTGATTATGTTTCAGAAACAGACGCTTCAAATAGTTCTTCTGTTGCTAAGTATGTAACTAAAGAAATTTCAATCAATAATCCAGGAACTTCAATTGATGTAAGAACTACTGTAAATCTAACTGATGTAAAAAACATTAAAGTATTCTATAAGATTAGAGAAGCATCCAGTGCTGTAAACTTTGAAGATATTAACTGGGTTCCATTTAATGTAGATGGAAATCCAAATAATGATGATTTGGCAACACCTACCAATTCAATTTCTGGTCAGTTTGAAAAGCAATCTGATTACCAAGAACTAATTTATAACGTTTCAAATCTTCCTCAGTTTACTTCTTTTGCTGTTAAGATTATCATGAAAACAGATAATCCTTCATATGTTCCAAAAATCCAAGATCTTCGTGCTGTAGCTTCATACTAATGAATAGATATCTAAAAGTCGAGGGACATGAAAATCTGGTTCGTGATGTTAATACTGGAGCGATTATTAATAGAGAAAAGCACGTTTCTAAAAATTTTACCAACACATTTAATAATGTACTTCACGACATAAATACTTTGAAGGAAGAAATATCTGAAATTAAACAGCTTCTTAGAGAGATAGTAAGAAATGGCAGTTCTTAGATCAGTTGCTAAAACAGACACCTTTGAGATTCAAAGGCAAAAAATTAATTTAATCGCTCAAGATGTATATGATGTACAAACCACTGTGGGTGAAGGTGGTTTTAGTTTAAGTAATGGTTCTGTAACTTCTCCTTCCTTATTTTTTACTAATCAACCTTCGGTTGGCATATATAAAGGTATTGGAAAATCATTAAATTTAGCTTCCAACGGGAAAGGTATTGTTTCTTTTGAAGAAGATTTTATAACTGCCTTTCAAGATATAAGATCCTTAATTTCTTCTATTCCAACTGGAACTTCTGGAGTTACAATTTCGAATAGCGGTTCAAATTATAATTCTGGAACATATACTAACGTGCCTCTAACAGGGGGGTCTGGAAATTCTGCTTACTCCACAGTAACAGTGTCTCCAATGAATGGTTCTGTTACTTCTGATGGAATTAGATATGTTGGTGGTACTTATACCAATGTTCCTTTAACTGGCGGCAGCGGTTCTGGAGCTCAGGCTACAATAGTTGTATCTCCTTTTGGGGGTAATGTATCAAATCAAGGTTCTGGTGGTTCTACAACATCGACTTTTACAAATGTTGCTTTAACTGGCGGCGGCGGTTCTGGTTTATTGGCAACTGTAGTAACATCACAGTTGCCTGGAGGATCGATCGTAGTTTCATCTGTTACTATTACTAATTTTGGATCTGGAACATATGCTGTAGGAAATATTTTATCTGCTAGTTCTGGATCAATTGGTGGTGTTACGGGTTTTCAATACACACTTACAGGAGTTGGTGAAGTTTCTTCCGTGACCATCACAAATGGTGGATCTGGATATATTGCTGGAGATATTTTATCAGCCTCATCAGCAAATTTGGGTGGTTCGGGAACTGGATTTCAATACACTGTAAATAAATTAAATTTTGTTTCCTCTGTTGAAATCACAAATGGTGGCGATGGATATGTAACTGGAGATGTATTATCTGTTCGTAATTACGAACTATATCCAACAGTAATTAAATACGTAAAATTAGAAGCTACTCAGTTATTATCTTTTTCTGGAACTTATCCAACATCTGGATTTGCTGTCAATTCCAATTTAACTTTTAATGGACAAACAAGAAGAATTGTAAAAGTTTTTACATCTGGACCAGACATAACAGCAGTTAGTGTAGATGCTACATCAGGTTCGATACCATTTCCAGGAGCTGGTCAAACTGCCACATCTGGAGGTCAATCAGCTACTGTTTCTTCATCGTCATCAGCATTAAATTATTATTTTTCAGATACAGAAAATCCAAATAACGCTTCAGATTGGACAAATATACCAGATTTTACTTTCAGAAGAAATGAAAGATATTTGTTTATTCAAAAAGCTTCTTCAAATAATACACATCCACTAAGATTCAGTATCACCAGAGATGGTTTCCACACTTCTGGTGGGGTAACATATAATGGTTCTGAAGTTAACTATGATTATGTTTTTCCAGGGGCAATTTACACAATAGAAATTATTCCTGATAGTAATACTCCATCTACTTTATATTATTTTTGTGGAGAAGGAATCACAGATCCATTTAATAATCATTTAGATGAAGGAGGATTTGATAATAAAGAAGGTGTTATTACAGTAAGTGGATCTATAACTCCAAGTTTGGGTAGTGGTTTCCAATTAGTGTTGGGAAATATAACCGAAGAACAAAATGTTTTAATTGAAAGAACTGGAAACACTTCCATCAAAGATTTGACAGCTACTACAGGTTTGTTTTCACAAAATCTAACATGTCAACAAAATTTTTCTTTATCTGGTGATTTAACAATAGGTGTAACTAAGTTAACAGTAGATTCTTCTACTGGAGATACTTATATTGACGGAGATTTAGAAGTAAACGGAGAATTAAACTTCTTAAACGATGCTTCTTTGGGAGGTACTCTATATATTGATTCTATAAACAATAGAGTTTCTATCAATAGAGATCCAGATACAACACCACTAACATATGATTTGGAAATAGATGGATCATTATATAATTCTGACAATTCTGTTTTTTCTGCTCAATCTGGTACGTATACAAGAATTGGTAGTGGATTATCTGGAACAGAAAAATTACAGGTAGGTGGTTCTATATATTCTTCGGAAAAGTTTTTGGGTTCAACTGCTGCTACATTACAAAATCCTCAATATAGTTTTTCTGCTAATACGAGACACGGAATACATTTTAATGATGTAGATAAAGAAACCTCCATAGTGTCTAGTAACGGAAAGTTACTTGGATTCAAATCGAATCAAATTGATTTTTATAGAAATACAAATTTTAATGTTACAGAAATTACTGAAATTAATTTGAATGGTGGATCTGGTTACACTGATGGAACTTATAATGGAATATTATTAACTGGCGGAACTGGAAATGGCGCGGCCGCCAATGTTATCGTGGCGTTTTCATTGCCCATTGGATCTATATCAACAGTTAATAATATTTCGGCAGCCGATCCATTAAAAGATGTTGGAATTTATACAGTTTATCAGGGAGATTATACCACCATTGGCGATGGCGAATATGCCGTATTTGAAATTACAATAGATGGTACTGGTGCTGCTTCTGTAGTAATAATTGAGGGTGGTAGAAAATTTTCTATTGGTGATACTGTTACAGTTCCAGGAAATGTATTTACTAGTTTAAATATCCTCCAATCTCCACAAGATGTCACATTTACCGTAAATTCATTAACTTCAAATCCAGGAGCTGGTTACACGGATGCTACATATGAAAATGTACCTTTAACTGGGGGTTCTGGAACTGGAGCATTTGCTACAATTGTTGTAGAATCTGGTGTTGTAACTGAAGCAATCGTCACTAATGCTGGAACGGGATATGTGGTTGGCAATACGTTATCATTTTCACACACGTCTCTACAAGCGATAGTCAATGGTTCTCCAATAACTTCAGTATCTCCGACTACGACAGCTTCATTAAAAATCGAAAAATTAGGAACAATATCAAAAGTTGATATAATTAATTATGGCGATGGTTATATAGTTGGTGATGTATTACAATTTAATAATATTGCTGGATCTCCCACATCAACCGCTTCTTTATCCATAGAAGCTGTATCATCAACAACTACCATAACAATAGATAAAAATTTAGGAAATATAACAGCATTAACACTAAAAACTACTGGAAGTGGTATTAATGTTGACGATGTTTTATCAATTGATTCTAATAATATTTCTTCTTTAAATAATTCAGATATCATTATTTCTCCAGGATCTTCGTCCAGACTTTTGTCAGTTTCTGGCACTGGTGGCATCAAATTGCCAGTAGGCAATTCTACAAATAGACCAGCAGCTACTACAGCTGGTATAGTTCGTTATAACACACAGACATCTCAATACGAAGGATCCAACGGAACAAACTTTATTTCTTTAGGTGGAGTTAGAGATGTTGACGGAAATACCTATATTATTGCTGAAGAAGAAACTGGAGCTAATGATAATATTTTATATTTTTTCAATGATAACTACAACTCTGCTCGTTTAAATCGTACAGAATTAGAATTAGTAACATCTACAACTATTTCATCTAAAGATACTGATGGTAAATTCAAATGGAAAGCAAATACAGCATATTCATTAAATGCTTTTGTTTATCATGAAACTAATCTATATCAAGTAACTACTGCTGGAACTACTGAATCTGTTGCTCCTTCTCATACTACTGGATCAGCAACCAACGGAACTGTAACGTTAAATTACATAGGAGATACTTACGGTGATTTAACATTAAAAGCGAAAAATATTAATTTAAATGGTGGATTAACCTTAAGTTCTGCTTTGAAATTATATTCATTAAGTAACAATTTAGTATTTGAAAATAGTGACAATTCTTTTAAATTTGCTTTTGGTAATATTAGTGGCGTTCCTGATGTCGCTCTTTCAATTTCTAATGCTGGGCAATTGAGGGTTAACAAAAATTTTGATACATCAAATCCAGAAAATAATATTAATGTAATTGATTACACAGCCAAATTTATAGAATTAGATGACGTTAAAATCCAAACTAGCGATCTCACATTAACTAGAGGAGCTACAGATTCTGGCAATATTACTGCCTACAATCCATCAAATTCCAAAGGAGCAAAAATTATAATGGTTGCTGAAAATACCACAACTGGAGATAGTCATATTGTTGAATATAATATCATTTCTAAAGGAACTGATATATATGTTAATGAATATGGAAATTTAGATACTGGTATTGAACAATATTCGGTTGTTTGGAATTTCGATCCTTCAAATAATATACAAGGATCTATAACTTTAAATAATTCTTTAACTGCTGGAAACGTTGTTATCATTACGTCATCAATTACTCAAATTAAGAAATAAGTACCATGGCAACTTCCATCAAAACTTTTAATTCAGAAGGTGGGTTTGGAATTAATCAAACCACAATTGCTGATGAAAATTTAAATTTACTAAATGTAAATACTTTAGAAATTAAAAATTCAAATTACTTGGATGGAAGTAAAAAGAATTATATTATGAGAGGATTAAACAGTGGTGTTTTAACCTTAGATAATTTGGCGCCAATTTCTTTAGTATCAAATACCATTAATTTTATAACCGCTCATATTGTGGCAGTAAATCCCAATGGTTCTGGTAACTATTCTTTAAAAATAGAATCTACTGTTTCTTGTAGTTCTTCTGGAGATGTCCAAGTTTTATCAGAACTAACTACAATTTTAAAAGATAGTATTCCCACTGGACAGACATGGACCGTATCTACATATGATACAGGAACAGCAAATCAATTTAGTTATTCCACTAATAGAGGTGGTACTACAGATACAATCAAATGGATCTCATCCGTAGAGATTACTTCTGCTATCTGGGTATAAAGAGAACTAAATACATTAAGAATAAAAATAGTAGTTTGACAAATGAGTTTAGAATTTAATGCTGATAAGCAAATAATTAAAGGTTCTAATCCATCTATTATTGGATCTAGCGAGTTTTCTGTTAGATCTGGAACAGGAGCAAATGAAAAGGAAGTAATCCGCGCTATTCTAGACTCATCTACAAATCTTCCTAGAGTTGGCATTAATAGAACAGGAAGAAGAATTGAAAGAATTGAAATAAATCAAAACCAAGGCGGAACTGGTTATACAGTAACACCTTCTGTTTTGATTGATCCACCAACTTTATCTGGTGGCGTACAAGCATTAGCATCAGCTGTTGTTGTAAATGGTTCTGTTGTTGCTATTATCGTAGACAATCCAGGAGATGGATATGCTACTGCTCCTTCTATTACAATTTCTGGAGGAAACGGTGCTGGGGCAGCTGCTACTGCTTTTCTAGATACGGTTGATTTTGAACTAGACATCAATGGTGCTATCAGAACATCTACTTCTATCATTTCGGATACTGCTAGAATTCTAAACCTGGATATTGAAAATTTTGTTACCCCAGACGCCAATTTTAGGGGCCCAAACTTAAAAACCTGGGCAAATAATACTGGTATTCCATGGGCTCCTAGTGTTTCTTTACAAGTAAATGATTACAGATATTTTGGGCAAAATCTCTATCAAGTATTAGAATCTGGAATTACTGGCACTACTGGACCAATCCATACAGATGGACAGGCATTAAATGGCACAGTTTTACTAAAACATATTGGTTATAGAGTCAGTGATGTAAATCTTCCACACTATAATCAAACAGGAGATTCTGGCGTTTTCCCTAGATCTATTACTCCACTTCTAGGAGATAGATCCGATAAAATTGCCACCACTGAATATGTATTAAATCTTGCTACTAATGATGTTGGTGGTCGTGTATATGTTTCACAGAGCATTGGTGATGATCAAAATGACGGTAGATCCGCTGCTGCTCCTGTAAGAACTATTAAGAGAGCATGTCAAATTGCTTCTCAAACAAAAGGTGTAAAAGAGACTGTTGTTATTTCTGGTGGAGATTATGTAGAAGATAATCCAATTTCAATTCCACCAGATTGTTCTATTGTTGGTGATAACTTACGTCTAGTTATCGTAAGACCAGCAAATCCCAAAAAACACATGTTTAAATTTGGGGATAAAAATTATGTAACTGGTGTCACATTTAGAGATCAAATTGACTCAGCTGGAGATCCCGTTGCTACGTGGGATTTTGCTATGGTATTTGACGATCGTCAAAGAATTTATTATGATGTAACATCTGGCGGTGATTTTGGTAGAGATTTTTCAATTGGTCATCAAATATTTGGTCCACCAAGAATTAGAGTTAGATTCCAAACTAATACTGGTTTAGATGCTTTATCAGTAGGGGAGTCTGTAAGAGGTATTAACACTGGTGCTACTGGTATTGTAAGTGCTGTTACATTCGATACAACAACTGGTCCACAGGCATATGTAAATGGTACTATTGATGTAGATGTTACTGGAGGATCATTTAATAATGGCGAAACATTCCAATATGAAATAGGTACAGCACCAAACATTGATACATACGAATTTGTATCTGTAGAGATCACTTCAATTAGGGCAGAAGGAGAAGTAGTTGATACTGGAACAGATTTATCAACTGCTCTTCCAATTTCTAGAATTGACTTTTCCCAACAAGGAACTCCATTAGTAACTGAAGGTGGATTTGGTTATGATGGTAATCCAGAAGATTTGGGCGGAATTATTTTATATACAAACATTCTTTTAGGAAGACAAAATATTCACGACTTTAAAGAAGGTCAAGAAATTTTGATTTCTGGAATGCCAACATCTTCGCCAGATTTGTCATTCTTGAATGGAAAAACTAGAATTTACAAAGTCTTGGACGACGCTGATGGTAGATCGAGAAGATTTGTAATACCAAAAAAAGTAGCACTAACAGATTCTAATTTTATTCCACCATCTGTTGCTAGTGTTAGATCATATTCTTACTATGTTACTTTAACATTACTAAATTCCCCAAATAAATTTGATGTTGCTTCTTCTATTAGTAGAAGATTTCAAGATGCTTGTAATTTAATACGAAACAATATCGATTTTATTGTTGACGAAGCATACTTACAAATATTAGCAGAGTTTTCTAACTTCACTCCGCCAAATGTTTCTAAATGTCGTAGAGATATTGGACATTTTTTAAATGCTATTATTCGTGATCTAGAGTATGGTAGCAATTATAACGTAATTGAAGCAGCAAAATACTACGTAGAAAATACTACACAAATTGGATACGTAGATAATGAAATTACTGAGACTGTAAGAGCTTTTGATATTGCTAGAAGATTAGCAATCATTGCTATGAGAAATTGGAGAACTGGTAATGGAACAATTTCTGATCCAATTTATACGCCAGTATATTCATCATTACAAAGATTTTTCGATAATACAGTAATTACAACGACAGCTGGATCTCCAGCTTGTGCTGATGTAGCAAGTGCTATCGATACTCTTGGTTATTTGTTTGTAACTGTACTCACCAATAATACTGCTGATAGATTTTTAGATGCTTCATATTTAATTGCTCGTAATGACGATTTTATTGCTTCTGAGGCTTTAGGATATACCAAAGCAACATATCCATCCCTTGGTTTATCTGTTCCAGATGAGACTAAGTGTAAAAGAGATATTAAGTATATTTTAGATGCTTTAAGAAGAGATTTATCTTTAGGTGGTAATGCTGGCATTGTGACTGCTGCCGAAGCATACTTCACGGGAGCACAATTAACAGGAATTCCTACTTCAGAACTTGCTGCTACTAGATTTGCTTTCCAAAAAGCAAAAGATCTGGCAATTCTTGCTATGAGAAATTGGAAGACTGGCGACGGAACTGGTCCTACTTATACGAGAGTTTATGAGACTACAATTTCCCTATTTACAGATAGTACGATTACTATCGATCCATCCACACCAATCTGTGCTAACGTAGCAGCTGCTATAACTACATCATTTACATTATTAGACGATATATTGGCAGGAACAATTCTTCCAGGTGCCACAACGAAGACATATGGAACTCTTTATAATCCAACAATTACATATCCAGATAATACAATTTATGATGCTGATAACAAAAGAGTAACGCCAAGAGTTACCTGGGACGAACTTCCTTATATTGAAGCATCTCCGTATACACAAAACTCTTCAATTATTTCATTCTTGGGAGGTAGTGGTGCTCTTGTTGATGGTAGTAAAGTTGCTCAACCAAACTGTCCATTCCCTGGTCTAGAACCAGATGGATCTGCTACTTATCCAAACCAAGGTAAATCAATGGTTGCTTCGGCATTCACCATTGTTTCTTTTGGAGGTATTGGTTATAAAGTTGTTAATGATGGATATACTCAGTTAGTTTCTGTATTTGTTATCTTCTGTGCTGATGGCGTTCTTGCCGAAAGTGGTGGTTATGCTTCTATCACAAACTCAGCTACTAACTTCGGTATCTATGCGCTGAGAGCAAGAGGTTATAACAACTTTGCTTATTCCTTCGACATTGGAACAATTACTAATGTTTCCACAACACCGACTGGAAGAACTATCTTCACAATTGATGGTCTTGGTAGAGAACCATTAGAACATTATATTGTTAAAATTGATGGTTACAGTAATGTAAATCCAGATATAGAATATTATATTGAAACTGTTGGTGCTGTTACTGTCGGTCCTCCTTTCTCTGCTCAGGTAACGCTCGAATCTGGAACTGGCGGTGGAGCAGAATTTATTAAAGATGCAACTGGTCAGGCGGTTTCGACTTCAATTGGAGAATTTTCTGGTAAAACTATCAGACTACACAGACCATCTATTGTTAACTCTTCATCACATACTTGGGAATTCGCTGGGTCTGGCACCAACTATAATGCTCTTCCAGAAAATGGTGGAGTTAAAGTAGAGGCATACGAGCAAGTAAATGAAGATTATGGAAGAGTTTACGTATCAGGTACAGACGAACTAGGTGACTTCAAAGTTGGTACTTTTGCTAAAATTGAAAACAGAACTGGTGCTATTACATTCACTGGTACAGTTACTATTTCAGAAGTTGAATTCCTCAAACTAAAAGGTGGCGATGTTGTTGTTACTGGATTTGATGCCTCCAATACTCTTGGTGGTGCTAACTCAACTGACTCCAAACTACCAACTCAGAAAGCAGTTAAAGATTATATAACAAATAATCTTGGTCCTTATATCAACAAACCTTATTCAACAAACGCTGTTCCAAGAGCTCTCGTTGAACTAACAGATTCTGGTAAAATTTCTATTGATCAGATTCCTGCTCTACGTCCATTCAATGTTTATACTGTACCAAACCAAGCAGCGAGACTATCTATTGAAGGTGCTCTGGCTGGTGACATTGCTATTCAGCAAGATACAAATCAATCTTTTATTCTGAATAATGATTTAACTAGTCTATTTGCTACATTCCCTGTAGATACAGATTTAGTATTCAATACTGGAGATATTTTTACTGGCACACCTTCAACTGGTCAAATACAATCAACTGAGTATAGACAAGGTGTTGTTTATACGATTAATATTACAAATCCAGGTTCTGGTTACACTGCCCCACCAACGATTACTATTTCTGGTGGAAATCCACAGGTAGGTGCTGTATCGGCAACCGCTACTTGTACGATTGCCAACGGACAAGTAGTAACAGTTACTATTACTGAGTTTAATGGATATCTCGGTGGTAAAGGATACACAACACCACCAACAGTAACATTTAGTGCTCCTGGTGGCGCTGGTATTACGGCGACAGGTGCTGCTCTAATTGAGAGCAGATTATATGGCAGTATTGTCAATAACATCAAAATTTTAGATACTGATACAATTCAGTCAAGTAATTCTCCAGCAGAAACTGTAGATGTTAGTAGAGTAGTTAATACATCTTCTTCAGTAAACGGTAACTGGGTATCTCTATCCACTACTCAAATTGCTGCTTCTGATATTACATCTGGAGTTATTGATACTAGCAGACTAGCATTTAACTCTGCTGCTGCCAACTCATTCACATTCTTGAGAGGTGATAAATCATATGCTCCAGTTGTTCAGTCTCTAAAAGGAGCTGAGAATAGATATTTTGCTATTCTAGCACAACAAGCAAATATAGGATCAAGTCAACTAGTATTTACTACTAACTCAAATACATTAAAAGGTCATGAAGTTGTAAACAATGTAACTGGAATTGCTGCTAACACAAATATTACTGGTGTAGTAACTGCTGCTGGTCTCACCACAATTCAAATTAATAATCCATTGACATCTGCCATAACAGCAGGAACTGTTATTGAATTTAGAAGAGGATCTTCACCACTGATATTCGAATCTTCTTACACTCAAGGAAACTTTGTAGATTCGATTATTATCGTAAATGGAGGAAGTGGTTTTACGAATGGTCAATATTTCGATGTAAGTTTATCTGGTGGATCTGGATCTGGATTAAAAGCAAACATCATTGTTTCTAGTAATGCTGTAACAGAAATTCTTGTTACTAGTGGTGGCAGTAACTACACAGGCGATTTTAATATCACTTTATCCCCAACAGAAATTGGTGGTGGTGCTGGTCTAGTTCTAGCAGCAAAAATTAGTACAGTTAATAGAAACTATGCCAACACTTCTATTGATATCAATCGAGTTACAGATCAAACTATTTCAGCCGACCCATTTGGAACAGTTGGTGTAGGAAGATTCCTCAAGTCACAGTTCTTCTTGGGAGATGCTGGTAATGGATCTATACAACTTAAAACTGGTGCTGATAGCGGATTGGACGCTGACCTACTCGATGGAGCACAGGGTTCCTATTACTTGAACGCCAGCAACTTAAATTCTGGCACAGTATCCGTAGATCGCTTATCTGGTACTTACAACATTAGTATTTCTGGTCAATCTGGTAATACTTTACGTTTGATTACGTCAACTAATAACCCAACATCTTCTCCATCTCCAAGTGCTTTCTCAGCTGGTATTATTGCTGACACAAGAAATAACACAGCAGATAGTTTAAGTGATGGAGGAACTCGTCACTTAGTAATGACGCTTAGAAACTTTGGTTCTGGTCTCGATGCCACAGGGGGCGGAGTAAGACAATTAGCGTTTACCGACAACGATAACTTATGGATTCGTGGTTCTGGATCCACACTAGATGAATTCGGAACTTGGGCTAAAGTTTGGACATCACTCAATGATGGTACTGGTAGTGGACTTGATGCTGATAGGTTAGCAGGTAGAAGAGGTGTATGGTATCAAAATGCTTTAAACATCAACTATGGTTTATTAAGTGACAACAGGATACCAACATACTTAACTGCCAAGACATTTAATAATTCTGTAAAAATTAATACAACTACTAGTAATCCAAGATATAGAATTTATATTTCTGGTCAATTATTAACTGTTTCTCCTTTCCTTGCTGGTTTAACTGTAAACTTATACAATTCAAACTCACAGGGCGTTGGAACTATTTTAATCACAAATGTAGAAACATTTGATGATACAAACGATAATGCTAATGACTATACTATTATTACTGGATCTCTACAAACAGGTACTTTTACTGGTGCTCTGACTATTGGTACTGCTAGCAATAGAGTAGAATTCCAAGATTACAGTTTAGATATCACTGGTTCATTTGAAACAGCAGAACTCTTTAGTGATACTGGAACAGCCAAGTTAAGACTTGGTAGAAAAGATGGCAATGCTTCATCTCCTGGCATTTTCTTCAATAGCAGTTCAGCAGCAGCAGATTTTAATGCTTCTATTGTAGCTTCTGGTGGTAATGGTACAACTGGAAGTGGATCATTAAACGTTACAGTTGGATCTGTAAACAGTCTTACTGTTAACAACAATATTGTTTGGAATGCTGGTAACGTAACTTTTGCTTCAAATAATGTTGCTAGTACAGCAGTTCTTCGTGATGCTTCTGGTAACTTCTCTGCTGGTACAATCACTGCTAGTGTGACTGGTGCTGCTTCCTTAAACGTATTGAAAGCAGGTGATTCAATGACAGGTGCTTTAAGCATTAATACTACTGGAGCAGCAGCAGACACTAATTACGAATTACAATTGTCAGGTTCTGCTGGTGGATGGGTTCAATTCCATAACAGATTAAGTGGAGGAGCTTGGAACCCATTAGTATCTACAGATGATAAAGGTATTATATTTACTAATGCTGCTGGAGCAGAACCAGGCACTTCTACTGGTAGATTTATTATTGCTCCTTGGTCAAATACAAGTGGTGGATTAGTTGTTTGGAATAATGGTAATGTAGGCATTAAGAGAAATAATCCGCTCATGCCGCTTGATGTTGGTCCTTCAGCGGGTCCATTCCAATCGGTAGCCAGATTTGGTAACAGCGGAAATGATATTATTTTAACCCAAGGTAATGCCATAATTTCACATAATTGTTATTTTAATGGGGGGTGGATTACTACAGGTGCTGGCGGTGGATGTTTATTAGATCTACAAGGTGGTAGATTCTTATTCCAAACTACAAATACTACTTCATTAGCAGCAGGAGCTACTCCATCATTTAGCAAAACACCACTATCAATTTATAATTCTGGTAGAGTAACTGTCAATACAGGTACAGAAAATACTTCATATGATCTGTATGTAAATGGTAGCTTTGGTGCTATTTCTAAGTCGTTCGTTATTCCCCACCCATCCAAAGAAAATTATGAATTACGTTATGGTTCATTGGAAGGACCAGAGCACGGTGTATATGTTCGTGGTAAGTCATCTGATGTTATTGAGTTACCTGATTATTGGACTGCTCTTGTCGATGAAAATACCATTACCGTTCAACTCACACCAATCGGAAACCATACATCATGGGTAGATAAGATTGAAGATAACAAGGTCTTCATTGGTGGCGGTGAGGCATTCTACTTCGTTCAGGCAATGCGTAAGGATATTGATAAGTTAGAGGTTGAAGTTGAGTTACTTGTACAGGAGGAAGAGTGATGGCTATAGGTTATGGAAATACACTGCCAGGTTTAGATAATATAGTTCTTTGTGTTGATGCAGCAAATCCACAAATTTATGTGGCTGGAAATACTACATTTACTTTAAACAGTGGTCTTTCTGCTCCATCAAATGGTTATTTTACTTTTGATGGAGCAGACGATAGCATTGGAGTACAAACACAATATTTAAATACTTCATATACTGGGAAAACTATAATTGTTGCTGCTTGGATGGATTCTGATGTTATTTTTACATCAAGTTATTATAGAGCTATGATAGGTAGTATTGGAGATAGGAATGTTAACTTTTACATTAGAACTAGAGGACCAAATCCAAATGAATATGATTTACATTTTAGCACAGGACCTTCTGGTGCTTATTACGGAACCTTAAGTGCTGGTATCACTTTAAATACTCAGCAATGGTATATTTTTGCAATCACACAATCCTCATCAGATGGTGCCCATAATTATTATATGAATGGATCTTTAATATCAACAAGTCCTTCTACTTGGTATTCTTATGGTCAGAATTCCACAGAATTTTTGGGAAGAGCTGACAACTTTTGGAAGGGTAGAATTGGTTATTGGTATGTTTACAATAAAGCTTTTACTACCCAAGAAATTAAAACTCATTACGATTTAACCAAAGGGAGGTTTGGACTCTAATGGGATTATCTCACAACTACCAAATTCCTACTAATGGATTAAAATTATTTGTCGATGAGACTTTAAATCCATTAGGAACTTCTACAGGATTTCAGGGAATTGCTTATGGAGACAATCCGTATAGTGGTACATTTTCTGTTCCCCCAACTAGTGTAGAATGGGCAAGAAATATAACTAATATTACAGTAAGTGTTGTTGTATATAAATATGCTACTTCAGTAGGATACGCAACACACCCAATCAACATGTGGGGAACTGGTGGCAATGGTTTGGATACTGCTGGATTAGTATTATATAATTTTGGCAATTATCAAGGAAATGGAGGTGATGGCGATATATCTTTTTATATGGGAGATTTTAATGGCTCTGTCGGTGGTTGGAGAGGACATGGAGTTGCTGGAGGTTCGACCAAAATACAAGTTGGAGAATATTATCATGTAGTTTTTCAGTTGGGTGGTGGTATTGGTTGGACTTGGAGAAATGGGCAAAAAGTAGAACAACAAAGCTATCCCAGACCAATAGCAAATAGTACTATTGCTGGGTATGGCCAAAATAATTTAAATATTTACGGTCCTTTTCAACAAGATTTTGGTGTAATTAAAAGCGGTCTTTTCTACAATAGAACATGTAGTGACGAAGAAATTTTATCTCAATTAAATTATTTTAAAAGAAGATATCCAATCTCTAACAGATAAAGGAGAATTTAAATGGGCTGTTTTTCTGGAGCAAATAATTTAATAGAATATCCAGTTTCTGTTATTAATATTAGTAACGTTGTTACTAATGGTCTTCAAATGTATTGGGATGCCGCTAGAAATTTTTCATATGTTTCTGGCAATTCTCAATGGAATGATATTAGTGGAAATTTAAACAAACCATTCACATTAAGAAGTAATGGGTATGGAAATAATGGAGAGCAAGCTCCATCAGCAATTGTTTTTTCTGGCGAAGGAGGTGGATCTTTATTATTTGATGGTATAAATGATTTTGGAACTTTAGGAACATCTGCTTCTCCAACAGCAAATTCTCCTTATACAGCAACATCTAATATTACAGTATGTGTTTGGATGAAAACTACTGACGGAGGAGATAAAGGATTTTGGTCACATTGTAATGGAGGACCAGTAAATTTATCTTATGGAATTGCTGGAGGAAAAATGAGATATTGGTATTATACCGCTCCTTGGCAAACATTAGATAGTAATGCTTCTATTAATGACGGAAACTGGAAATTTTTAGTTTGGGCAAAATCTGGAACTAATATGAAACAATATATAAATGGCTCTTTGGATAGAGATACTACTTTAGTTGGAGATGTTACTGGTCCTCTTTATAGTTTAGGTTCTCGCTGGGGTCCCTGTAATTCCGATAGTTATGGAGCTGGCACAAACAGTTCTGGAGGAAGTATATTTACAGGAAATTTAGCGATTATGATGGCTTATAATAGACAACTTTCTCAAACAGAAGTTAGTCAAAATTTTCAAAGTTTTAAGACTAGATTTGGATTATAAATACTCAATAAAAGGCTTGTAACAAATGGCGAATTCTGATAAGGATATCCTTATAACGCCTAATAAAGGCACTACATCATTACCAGAAGTTAGTTTTGTCGGTCAAGTAAACTCACCGATTAGACTTCGTGTGCTTGATGATAACACGTTATCCTTTGAGGGTTCCGCTGGTCAATTATTTTCAATCAATAATAATTTAACGTCAGGAACTATTTTTGCTGCTTCTGATGTTTCTGGTGTTCCTGGAATAGCATTGGATGCTAATGGAACTCTAAGGTTATCTCCCTTTTCTGGTGGAGTTGCTGTTGGTGGCAATGGATATTTTACAGCAACTGCTAAATTACATGTAAGATCTTCGTCAACTAGCGATGGTGCGGGTCCAATATATCTAGAAAGAACTTCTACTAATCAAGAATGCGCCATTAACTGGTTAACTAGTGGTGTTAGAAAATGGTGGTTGGGAACTGATAATGATTCTACTGATAACTTCTTAGGAATTTATAAGTGGGATGGAACTGGAGCAGGATATATACTCTCTTTTGTAGATAATAATCTTGCTATTAATGGAAGAACTCCAACTGCTAGACTCAATGTTTATGGTGATCACAACACAACTCAATTACGATTAACGCTCCCAGCAGCAAATAATGGTAGCGGAGCTGGTATTGCTCATTTACAAGCATGGTTGTCTGAACCAGGGCAAACTTGGAATGGCGGTGGTATTGGTGTTAACGTAACCAATTATTATAGAGGTCTTAATGGATCTGATGCTAACATAGGTACGTTTTTAAATGGTTATACAAACGTTAATAATGATACTTACTTTCCAAGATTTAATACTAATTTAGGTCAAGCCTATATTAGGATGTATCCTGGTAGCGGTAGCGATGATTTTGCTTTTATTGATTTTATAACATCTACCAGAACTGGAACATTTTGGCCAACAACCATGAGGGTAAGAAATGGTTGTGTTTCTATGGGAGGTATTGATATTAATGCTAGCTATAGATTAAATGTAAACGGTAATATTAATTTTGTTGGCGATTTATATAAAAATGGTGTTCTGTATGAATCACTACCAGCTCAAAGTAGTTCCACAAGAGGAGCTGTATTAAGATCTAACGGCACAGCAGCTTATTGGGATAATGACACAGCAGATACATTCACTGGTTCTACTGTCGTTCGTGGTTATACTCTAGGTGGATACCAGAACGCTACTGCTTGGTTAAATGTTAATAGAACTGACCATGCTAGCGACACAACATATAATTTGGGGGATCAAGTTTCCACTCTTGATGCTTATACTGCTGCTTGTTCCAATGGAACATATGCTTATGTATTACATCCAGGAGGAAACTGGTCAGCACAAGGTAGAGAAATTAACCGCTTTAACATGTTAACTGATACTAATGCCGATATTTCAACACAAATGCTCACAACTAAAGATAGAAACTCTTTGATGAGAAGTAAATTTATTTATGCTTATTCGTTTGGAAATAATCAACCAGAAAGATTTAATATTTTAACAGAAACTCCATCACTATTTTTATCCGCATCAGATCAAAATGGTTCTACTGGAGCAAACCCAGCATGTGGATCTGGTGAACTTAGGGGATGGCATATGGTTGCTGGCACTAGAGGAAATTATTTAGAATTTACAACAGAGTCTTGGAATTCTTGGTCACCACCAGGACCAGATGGAACTAATAAAACAATTAGTACATACACAGGGTTTATGTATTGGAATACTGGTGGGGGATATTCCACAGGCAATGCTTGGAGTAAGCGCCATGATTATAATGGATCTCAATACTTAACTATTGGTAAACCAGGGGCAACTGGAGAAGAATCTCTACATACTGGAGAGGTAAAAGGATACATGGTAGGTATGTATAACGGTGCTCAGAATAATCAAGGAGGTATTATGAATTATGCCAACAATACATTTAGCTTTGTTTCTAGTGTAAATAGTGTTGGACCTGGCGGAAGAGCATCTGCTGCTGGTATTGAATACGGAAGAGGAGTATAAAAAATGGAAAATATATTTTATATTGTCAAAACAACAGACGATCTTTATAAAATCCCAGATCTAAAAATCTATTTTACCAACTATGGTTGGACTGTAGTATCTTTTGATAAGAAATATAGCGACTTATTTGTGTCTTCGAAGTTTAAATATTTTGAATTGTCATATGATGATATTTTAGGATTTAAAGCATTTGGTGACATGAGATCAGAAATAAAAGTAATGGCAGATGATGAGATTGAACAACCATACATTCCATTAGGAACAGAAAGTATACGAGTAAAAATTCCTGTTACTGAACATCGTTATAATTGTATTTTAAATTCTATGAAATTGTTTGCTACAATTTTATTAGAAGAAGAATTTGATGATAGATTTAATAAATTAAAATTAAATTTTTCTGAATTAGAAAAACAAACTTGGGAACAGCAATTACAAGAAGTTAAAAATTACGAGAATAAATTAGAAACTCCATTACTGAACAGTATATCTAAAGCAAAAAATATTACTACAGATGAATTAGTTAATTTGATAGTCCAAAAAAAATTAGAATATGATCAAAAATCATCTGAATTATTTGTTAAATTAATTGAATTAAAAACTACTTTCAAAGATGTCAATGAGATAGAAAACATGAATTTATTGTACGCTAAATATTTCAACATACAATTATCTTTTACTCAGGAATATAAAGAATCCCATCCAGAAATTTTTAATGAGAATGGTGGATTTATTGTTCCATTAGGTGTTGGTTACAATTTCTAGTATCTATTATGGCATTATCTGAATCTGAACTACACGATTTTCTAGATGAAAATAATTCATCTATGAGCAATTATCAAATTGATCATTTTGTTTTAAGATCACAAGTAACTGATTTTAGACAAGTAAAGCAATCTCTTCTAGAATTAGAAGGAAGAAAAGATAGCTTGTATCAAACTAAAGTTAATCTAAAAAGAAAAAAAATTACTAGAGATAAAATAGAATATGAAATCAAAAATGCTACTGACGAATTTCAGAAAAGATTTTTAGAAGTTGATTTAGAAGAAGTAAATAAAGATATCTATTTTATAGAAAGAAGATTAACAGTACAAGAAAAAGAATATAATTATTTTGCCGAAAAAATTTATTCTAGATTCAACAGTAAAGAAGAATTAGAAAAATTTTGTAATAATCCAGAAGAAGAACACAAATATTGGATTGCTCGTATGGGCAAACAAGCAGCTATAGATATGATTTCTCTTGGTAGAATTAGCGTTGGTAATATGGATTCTATTGCTATGATGAGCGAAGAAGATCAAATTCAAACTCTCAAAGTAGCAATTCAATATTCTGGTTTGATGAATGTAGGTATTAATAAGCTACAGCAAGAAATGATTCCATATCTCAAGCAAGTAGAAAATAATTCTAATAGATTACTTCCTACGTTTGATGGAATTGAAGATAATTTAAATATCAATTTAGTGAATCAATTACAAAATGAAAAGCAAAAACTTCAGCTTACCGATAAACCCAAAATCATCGAGTGAGTTTGTACACGAAACATTTATACCATTTTTAAAAGAACATAAAGATTCTATTTTCGATCTTTACTTCACTTGTAGAATGCCTCCCTTTGATCAAGATGCTATGGGAGATGTATTTGTTTCAGATCCTAGACAAACAACTTTTGATGCTCTGTACATCTCAAAAGAATCTGGTATTCCTTTGTCTGCTACATTTAATAACATTTATGTAAGACCATCTCAAAAGAATCTTGATCTATTCATAGAAAATTTTAAAACCCTGTACGACAAAGGAATTCGTATAGTTACTTTACCCCATACTATTTGGGTTTCTACTGGGCAAATACAGAAAGAGTTTCCAGAACTCTACATTAAGAATACTATTCTTAGAGAAGTTCGTCAAGCAAACGAAATTGTTTCTTTAGCGAAAGCTGGGTTTCATTATATCAATCTCGATAGAGATCTGATGAGGGATCGTGATGCTTTGTTAGAGATCAAAGAAGCAAAGGATTATTGTGAGTCCATAAACAAACCAATAAAATTATCATTGTTGGTTAATGAGACTTGCTGGGGTGGATGTCCAATTATGGTAGAACACTATCACTATAACAATACCAGAAAAGATGAAGACCCTCAATTTTTTAATGATCCTATTAGTAGAAATTCTTGCTCTAAGTGGGAAATACTAGACCCATCTCATTCTCTCAAAGCAGCAAACCTTCCTCCTTGGAAAAAGGATTGGGAAGAGTTTATTGATCTTGGTATTGATGTATTTAAACTTCATGGAAGAGAATCCATGATGAGATTAAAAGAATCGATGGATCTTATTGAAAGATGGGATAACAATGAAGAGTTAATGTTCCCTCTGTTTAATGAATATATTGAAAATGTTTCTTTACAAGAACGTCCAATCGATATCTGGAGAGAAAAAATTAAGACTTGTAAGTTTGATTGTTGGAAATGTAATTATTGTGAGTCAGTTGTAGAATCTAGATTAAAAAAACAAAACAGATTACTTCATCCATTGGTAGAGAATATTATTAAATCTATTGACAACTCAGCTAACCAGAAAGATTATTCTATTCCAGGTCTCAGTTCTAACAGAGTAAGAACTTTACTTAATTCTATTTGTTCTGATAATAGTATTAAGTATTTGGAAGTGGGTGCTTATCTTGGTAGTACATTCTGTGCTGCTATAGAAAACAATAATATCAAATCTTATGCTGTTGATAATTGGAAGACTCCCGACCTAAAACCATTTGAAAATAAATTAGTTTTTGCTGGCATTGCTTCCATAGAAGATTTTAAAAATAATGTAAGTTCAACTAAATCAGGATCAACTGTAAAAATTTTAAATAAAACATGTTTAAAGTTAATTGATGGAGATATAGAAGATAAGATTAATTTTGTATTTTATGATGGAGATCATGAATACAATGAACAACTAAAAGCTTTAAACGTCATCAAAGATTTTGTTGATAGTACATTTGTTTTGATATTAGATGATGCTAATTTCGAAGGTGTTGTTTCTTCTGCTAATCAGTTTATTCTAGATAATAATTTCAAAGTTTTGTTTGAAAGAAAGCTTTTAAACAAAGTGGAAGATCCTTCAATGTGGTGGAATGGTTTGTATATACTTGTTTTACAAAAATGAAATTATTTGAAATTTTCCCCAACCCAATCTTTATGGAAACTTGTAATTTTCAAAAAGATGTAAAAAATATTATTCAAAATTTAAATGTCGAGTTTAATCAAAATGAAGTAAGTAATAAATTATTTCATTATGGCAATGACTTAAATCAATCGGTTTTATATTTGCCAGTGTTTGAACGATTTAAATTATGGATAGAAAAATGTTGCTATCAATATGTAACAGAAATACTTGGATATCATTTAGATGATAAAATTATTGTTACAGACAGTTGGATAAACAAATGTGATGAAGGTGGTTATCAATATCCTCATTATCATACTAATTCATATATCTCAGGAACATACTATATTAACATACAAGATGGTCATGCTCCTATAGTTTTTAGGCATGATGATAGTTCTACACATATTCCTAAGCAGTCAATTACATTGAAGAAGCAATCATCGACAAAATATAATTCAGATGTTTTATTTCACCCAAATCCAGGTGAATTATATCTTTGGCAATCTCATCTAACCCACGGGGTACTTGACAATAACCTAGATGATAGGTTATCATTATCTATGAATTTCATGCCTTCTGTGGTTTCTAACTACAAGTATGGGTATAAAATCTCGGTATAAATATTAACGTTATTATTTTTACACAATAAGCATATGGACACTGAAACACTAAAGAAAAATTTCGAAGATCAACTAGCATCAGCTGATAGACAAATTGCTGAACTAGAAGATAATCTAGCAAAAGCAAAAGAGTATCGCCTCAAGCTCCAAGGTGGATTAGAAACCTTAGCACTTCTCAATCCACCAGAAGAAGAAACAACGACCGAAGAATGATCAAATCCCTACTTCCTAAATAGAAGTAGGGATTTTTTGTATCTAGATAAATGGCACAGCCATCTACAAGACAGGAATTAATTGACTATTGTAAAAGACAATTAGGTGCTCCTGTTCTACAGATTAATATTGATGATGCTCAAGTAAGTGATATTATTGACGATGCAATTCAATACTACAATGAACATCATTTTGATGGGTTAGAAAGAATGTATTTGAAACATCAAATAACTACTGATGATGAGATTAGATTTACCACATCAGATGTAACAACTGTTGCCCCTAATAGCGATGAATGGGAGAATAGAAATAATTATATTCAAGTTCCCGATCATGTTTTTGGTATTCAAAAAGTATTTGGAGTTTCTTCTAATTGGATTAGAAATGATTTATTTGGTTTAAGCAATCAATATTTCTTGATGGATATTTTTTCATTCTCGTCGGGATTTGCTTTTGGAAATTTTGACATGTCTAATTATTATATGATTCGTCAGTACTTTGAAACTTTAGACATGATTGTTAATAGTGGAGCTTTAGTAGAATTTAGATTTACAAAAAGACAAGATCGTTTGTATATCGATATTGATCCTTCTCGTATTGTTCCTGGTAATTATATTTTGATAGATTGCTGGAGAGCGATAAATCCAGCAGAGTATTCACAAGTTTATAACGACAGTTTTTTAAAGAGATATGCTACCGCTTTGATGAAAAGGCAGTGGGGAGCAAATCTTATTAAGTATAATAACGTTCAACTTCCTGGTGGTATAACTTTAAACGGTCGTCAAATCTGGGAAGATGGAAATAATGAAGTTCAGCAATTAGAATCTGATATGCTGAATACTTATTCATTACCACCAATGGATATGATCGGATAAGATGCCTACCAGTCCTTATTTTCCTACCTACTATCAAGGTCATCCAGGAGAACAAAACCTGGCACAAGATCTTGCCGACGAACAGATCAAGCTGTTTGGAACAGATATTTATTATCTACCAAGAACTATTCTTAAAGATAATACACTGGATGATATCATTTATTCCAAGTATCAAGAACAGTTTCAAGTAGAAATGCTTCTACAAAACGTAGAGGGTTTTGGAGAGCAATCGGAATTTATCAGTAAATTTGGTATTCGTATTACCGATGAAGTTAAATTCATTGTTTCTACTAGAAGATGGGAACAATCAGAAATTCAATATAGTCCATCTTTGACTGTTCCTGGTAGACCAAATGAAGGGGATCTTTTGTATTTTCCTCTCACAACAGATATCTATGAAATAAAATTTGTAGAAAGAGAGACACCATTCTATCAGTTTGGTAAAATTCAATTCTTCATTCTAACTGCCGAAATTTATGAAGTTGGCAATGATCTTATTGATACTGGTGTTCCAGAAATAGATGAGATAGAAACTCTATTCTCTTCTTCTATGTCATTGATTATGTCTATTGGCGGAACTGGAAATTTTGATGAGGGAGAAATAGTTACTGGATCTACCACAGGAACAGTAGCTACTGTCATATCTTGGAATCCATCAACAAGATTACTTCAGGTAATCAATAGAGACGGAACGTTCATTACAGGAGAGGCGCTCACAGGCGACGACAGTGCCGCTGTATGGTCAATTGGATCATTTGATACTCTAAATAATTCAAACAGTCTCTACGACCAAAATAGAGAGATTGAAGACGAGGCAGATAATATTATTGATTGGGGAGAAAAGAATCCTTTTGGTGAGTATGGTAATTTTACAGGTAGTATCTAATGTTAGGATCACATTTTTATAACGAAGCTATTCGTAAAACTGTTGTTGGATTTGGAACTCTATTTAATAATATAGAGTTACATAAAAAAGATCCACAAAGCGGCGATATTTTGGAAGTGGAAAAAGTTCCATTAGCATATGGTCCAAAGCAAAAGTTTCTTGCTCGCTTAGAGCAAAATCCAGATGTTGGCAGAAAAGTGGCAATCACTTTACCACGTTTGTATTTTGAAATGACTGGTATATCATATGATTCTTCTAGAAAAACTAGTCCCGTCCAAAAATTCAAAAACACAGTTGGAGACAACGGCGAAGAACTAAGAGTTCAGTATGTCCCTGTTCCATACAATATGGAATTCGAGTTGGGAATTATTGCCAAGAGTCAAGATGATGGGTTACAAATCCTAGAACAGATACTACCATACTTCCAACCAAATTTCAATATCACTCTCAACATGATTCCAGATATGGATGAGAAGAAAGATATTGCTATTGTTTTAAATAATGTCAATTACGAAGACGATTGGGAAGATGATTATCTCCAGAGAAGAAGTATTCTTTGGACACTTAACTTCACAGCTAAGTCTTATATCTACGGTCCATTCACTAATACTGGTATTATTAGAAAAGCTATTATTTACGAAACATATGGAGATTTGGCAGCAAGCAAGAGAACTGCCGAATATACATATTCTCCTAAAGCACTTGAAGATAACAACAGTGATGGCGTTATCAACGCTGCCGATGATGAACTTGTAATGTCAACTGATGACTTTGGATTCAATGAAGGTATTACTCTACTATGAGCGAATTTGAAAAGAATATGGAACAAATATTTGATATTGATGTTTCAGCGACAGATGTTGAAAAACCACCTCTTATTAAAAAGAAAAGAGAAGAAAAGAACGATCAAGATAGTGACTACGAATATACTAGAGGTCAACTATATGATCTAATAGAAAAAGGTCAAGAAGCTTTCAACGGAGCATTGGAAGTTGCTCAGGAATCTGGGCACCCTAGAGCATATGAAGTAGCAGTGAATGCCATGAAGCAAGTTGCTGATGTAGCAGATAAACTTATAGATCTTCAGAAAAAAATGAAAGATTTAGATGCTCCAACTAAGACTGGACCAACTACTGTTAACAATTCTTTGTTTGTTGGATCTACTGCTGATCTCCAAAAGATGATAAAGGAGATGGGCAAAGGTGACGCTGAAGATAAATAATCAATAAAAGTCTAATAAGATGAGAATCAAAATTTTAGATGAGGCAGAAATATTAAGCTCTGCTTCAAAAACAGATGTAACTAAAGCATCTGATGTGTATCTATACAATACACATTCAGATTTAACAGGTTCTGCTTCTACCAGAACTGTTTCTGTTTACGAAGAAGATGGTACTACGGTAGTTGGTAGTTTTGCTTTGACTGTTGGTATTCCTCTTATTATTCATAAAGAACCCCAACAACAAATTACTGTTGACAGTACATCAAATGTCACAGCTACTAAAGTCGCTTACTTAGGATAATGGCACAATTTAACTGGGACGATAATTTTAAATTGAATGTTTCCATGGGCAAAGTCCGTGGTGCTACACCAGTTCATAAGTTTGGTGCTGTGCCAGCGATGTCACAAAGCGCCACAGGAACTATCTGGGACAAGAACGATACCGTTTATCCTTGGAGTGCTTTTGATACTGCTGGAGTAATTACTGCTTCTATTGCTAATGCTTCAGACAACGGTAAGATTGTGACAGTTCTTGGATTGGATAATGACTTTAACGAAGTATCTGATACTTTTACATTATCCAGTACAGCAACTGTAGCAGGCACAGTTTCCTTCCGTCGTGTGTTTAGAGCATACATTTCAACTGGCACTAATAATGTTGGTGATGTAAATTTTACCAAGAATGGATCTGATGTCTTGAGAATTACTGCTAGTAAGGGTCAAACTCTTATGGCAATCTACACAATCCCTGCTGGTAAAACTGGATATCTTTATAAGGGAGTTGCTACAGCTCAATCGGGTGCTGATGGTAGCGGAAACATGTTTGTTAGATACTTCGGTCAAACAGCATTTAGGATCGGTCATTCATTTGAAGTTACTGGTGGTGGGGAATATGATTATGAGTTTGCTTTCCCCATTCGTATTCCAGAGAAATCTGATATTGATGTGAGAGTAACAACCAGATCAAACAACGGGCGCTATACAGCAGCATTCGATCTATTACTACTAACAGAGCAGTAAGATGAAAAACTACAAAGAGATCAAACAACTTGCCGAAGAAGCAAAGAAAAAAGAAAAGGAAGAAAAGCGTTTTTGTAAGCTTTGCCAAAAACCAGAAACAAGAAGTGAGTGCTCTTATGGCGAGAAAGCATGGGATCGTTTTGCTGTTCCAGTTAAGTCAGTAAAGATGGAATCTTATGACAAAGGAGAATATGATTATGAAGGTGACATGGCAAAGACTCAATTAAAAGGAGTCATTAGAAATGCTCAGGAACTTCATGATATGCTAAAACCAGATGATAATCTTCCAGAATGGGTACAGTCTAAAATAACACTTGCTTTTGATTACATTCAAACAGCATCTGATTATATGAAAAGTGTAAATGAAGAATTAGAACTAGATGAATCTACTTGGACCAAAAAAGCAGGTCAAAACAAAAACGGTGGTCTTAATGAAAAAGGTCGTAAATCATATGAACGTGAAAATCCAGGCAGTGATTTGAAAGCGCCATCAAAAGAAAAAGGAAATCCTCGTAGAAAATCATTCTGTGCCAGAATGAAAGGAATGAAAGCAAAGCTGACATCTAAAAAAACTGCCAGAGATCCAGATAGTAGAATTAATAAATCACTAAGAGCCTGGAACTGCTAACAAAAGTATATAATTTGTTACTTTACATTCTCTAATTTTGATATATAATATCATTACCGTATCAAGGTAAGACTAAATGGATACTAAAACCTGCCCTAAATGTGGGGCTTGCTGGATTGGGGGTCAACACTTCTGGGCTGGCACAAATAAGAAGGGCAATGAATTAGATTTAGCAGGTCTAGTTTGTAATAAATTTGGAGATGATTCCTGTATTAATCCATGCAAAGGAAAAGATGGTGGAGATACGTGGGAAAAAAGATTTGAAGATCTACAAAATAACATGGGCAAGAACGATATCTAAATATTTTGTAGTGATTTAAACAATTAATGGCTAGACAAGATGATGTATATCTTGGCAATCCGCTGCTTAAAAAAGCAAACGTTGCTATTGATTTCACAAAAGAACAGGTAGAAGAATATATTAAGTGTAAGAACGACCCTGTTTATTTCACAAAACACTACGTCAAGATTGTTTCTCTTGATGAAGGTCTAGTTCCGTTTAAAATGTGGGACTTCCAGGAAGAACTTATTATGAAGTTCCACCAAAATAGATTTAACATTGCTAAACTTCCTAGACAGACTGGCAAATCCACTACTGTGGTTTCATATCTTTTACATTATATTCTATTCAATGATAATGTCAATATTGGAATTCTAGCAAACAAAGCATCTACAGCTAGAGATCTTCTTGCTAGATTAGCAACAGCATACGAAAACTTGCCTAAATGGATTCAGCAAGGTGTTGTTGTGTGGAACAAAGGTAATATTGAATTAGAGAATGGATCAAAGATCCTTGCTGCTTCGACATCAGCATCTGCTGTTCGAGGAATGTCATTCAACATTATCTTCTTGGACGAATTTGCTTTCGTTCCAAACCACATTGCTGATTCGTTTTTTGCTTCTGTTTATCCTACAATTACATCAGGTAAAAGTACAAAAGTTATAATCATTTCAACGCCCCAGGGCATGAACCACTTCTATAAGATGTGGACTGATGCTGTTAATGGGAAGAATGGATATACTTTCCACGAAGTACACTGGTCTCAGGTTCCAGGTAGGGATGCTAAGTGGAAAGAAGAAACTATCAAGAACACATCAGAAAGACAGTTTACTCAAGAATTCGAATGTGAATTTTTAGGATCTGTTGATACTTTAATTTCTGCTCCTAAGTTAAGAGCATTGACATTTGAAGATCCAATAAGCTCCAATAAAGGATTAGATATTTACGAACAACCAAAAGAAAGATCCGAATATTTGATGACGGTTGACGTAAGTCGTGGAATTGGTGGAGACTATTCTGCTTTCATTATATTTGATATAACAACAGTTCCATATAGGATAGTAGGAAAATATAGGAACAATGAAGTTAAACCTATGCTGTTTCCAAATATTATAAACGATCTTGCTAGAGCATATAATAATGCTTGGGTATTATGTGAAGTAAACGATATCGGTGATCAGGTAGCTTCTATTTTGAATTACGATCTTGAGTATCCTAATGTGCTCATGTGTGCTATGAGAGGTCGTGCTGGGCAGATTGTGGGGCATGGATTCTCTGGTACTAAAACTCAACTTGGAGTTAAGATGAGTATAACAGTCAAGAAGGTAGGTTGTGCCAACTTAAAAAGTATTGTAGAAGATGATAAGTTAATTTTTAATGATTACGATATTATCAATGAGCTTACTACATTCATCCAGAAAAAGCAATCCTTTGAAGCAGATGAAGGATTCCATGATGACTTAGTAATGTGTATGGTTATCTTTGCTTGGTTGGTCCAGCAAGATTACTTCAAAGAAATGACGGATAATGATGTCCGTAAGAGAATATATGATGAACAGAAAAATCAAATTGAACAAGATATGGCTCCTTTTGGATTCATTACTACTGGTTTAGAAGGAGACGAAGGTTTCGTAGAGGATGGGTCTTTGTGGGAATATGGTGATACTCAAGAAGACGTAGCTTATATGTGGAACTACTAATGGACTTAGCAGATCAGTTTTCATTAGATTATTTGATCTTTAAGGAAAGACAATGTAGAAAATGTGGTAAAACTAAAAGTTTGTTGGATGATTTTTATTTAACAAGAAAAAATAGACCTACTGTACTTTCGGCATATTCATATGAGTGTAAAGTATGTACAGTAAAACGAATTGTTGAATCTAGAAAAAAGAAAAAACAAGATGTTTTGTGGGAATATCCAGACTGGTGAGTGTTCGTGTTTCATTTCCCCACTTGAAATAGAGAAAATAATAAATAATTCTAGATTTAATCTGGATACCTACAGGAGAAAAACATGGCAAGTCAAATCTCGCCTGGTATTGTAATCAAGGAACGTGACCTCTCTAATGCCGTTGTAACAAATGCACAAGCAATTGTCGGTGCTTTTGCTTCAACCTTTCAGAAAGGTCCCGTTGGACAGATTGTAAATATCAGTACACAAAGAGAACTATTAGATATTTTCGGCAAACCAAATAATGATAATGCTGAGGATTGGTTTGTAGCTTCAGAATTTTTAAACTATGGCGGTAGACTTGCCTTAGTTCGTGTGGAAACTGGTACTAATTCAGCAAATAGTGGCAACAATAGTGCTTTAAATGTAAAAAACTCCGCCGACTGGGATGCTGGTCTGGGTGCTGGAGAAACTTTTGTTGCTAAGAATCCTGGTGCTTGGGGCAACTCACTAAAAGTTATTGTTGCTGATAGAGGTGCCGACCAAATCATCACCCTTGCTACTGCTCCTGCCACACCACCTGTTGCTGGTGGTGCTGTTACTTTTAACGTTGGTGGAACAACCAAAACAGCAGAAGTAATTTCTTACAACGCCACATCAAAAGTTCTAGTTGTTGTTCTAGATGATCCTTCGGTTCTAATTACAACATCTAATACTCTAGAAGATGGTGCTACCGACGTTGCTATTACCGAAGCAAAAGATTGGTGGAGTAACACTTCAGTAGATGGTATTGCTCTTTCTTCAATCGGTCCTCGTCCTGGAACTTCACAGTATGCTGTTGATAGAGGAATCAAGTATGACGAAGTTCACGTTGCCGTTGTAGACAGCACTGGAAATATTTCAGGAACTGCTGGAACAATTATCGAGCGTTTAACTTACCTCTCGAAGTTAGAAGATGGTAAAGGAACAGAGAATCAAGTTTCATACTATAAGACAGCAATCAACGAGTCTTCTGCTTACATCTATACTGGCGCTACCATCGTCGGTGGGTATGCTCCACTTTCGACTGCTGCTGGCGTAGCATGGGCACAAGATTCTGGTGATTTAAATTCAGGAGATCTTTTCCGTCTTGCCCTAGCTACTTCGACAGCGTTAGCAGATGGTGCCGATGATTATGCTTATGATTCTGGAGAAATTGGCGATGCCTATGATCTTTTCCTAGAAACAGAAGAGTCAGAAATTGATTTCGTTCTAATGGGCGGTTCAATGGCATCGGAAGCTGATACAAAATTAAAAGCAGCTTCTGTAGTGGCGGTTGCTCAAACTAGAAAAGACTGTGTTGCTTTTGTTTCTCCTCACAAAGGTAATCAAATTGCTACTTCGGGTGGAGCGTTGACAAGAAGTGTACAGAAGTTAAATACAATCAACTTCTTTAATACTCTTTCTTCAACTTCATACGCTGTGTTTGATAGTGGTTATAAGTACATGTATGATCGTTTCAACGATAAGTATCGTTGGATTCCATGTAACGGAGACGTTGCTGGTTTGTGTGTTTCTACTTCCGCCACTCTTGATGATTGGTATTCACCTGCTGGTACAAATCGTGGTGGTCTAAGAAATGCTGTTAAACTAGCATTCAACCCAACACAAGCTGATAGAGACGAACTCTACCAGGCAAGAATCAATCCTATTGTTTCTTTCCCTGGATCTGGAGTTATTCTATTCGGTGATAAGACTGCTCTTGCTTCTCCTTCTGCTTTTGATAGAATTAACGTTCGTCGTTTATTCCTCAATATTCAAAAGAGAGCTGAAGAACTTGCTAAGGGAGTTCTATTCGAGCAAAACGATGCTACAACCAGAGTTGGTTTTGCTTCTGCTCTAAACTCATATATGAGTGAAGTTCAAGCAAGAAGAGGAGTTACCGACTTCCTCGTGGTTTGTGATGAAACTAACAATACTCCAGAAGTTATTGATAGAAACGAGTTTGTTGCTGAAATTTATATCAAACCAACCCGTTCTATCAACTACATCACAGTAACTTTAACAGCTACTAAGACTGGTGTATCGTTTAGCGAAGTTATCGGTGCCTGATATCACAAACAAACTAGAGGTAAAAAACGATGGCAACTAAAATTAACGAGTTTATCACTACTATTGGGCAAGGTGTCAAGCCCAATATGTTCTCCATTGATATTCAATGGCCTAGCACTGGATTTGCTAGTGGACAACCAGACAACAATGATAAGGATCTTACAAATATTCTTTGTAAGTCTGCTGCTCTCCCAGCATCCAACCTAGGTGTAATTGAAGTTCCTTTCCGTGGTCGTACAGTAAAGATCGCTGGAGATAGAACATTTGATACTTGGACTGCTACATTTTTTAATGATAAGGATATGAAACTACGTTCATACTTTGAGCAGTGGTTGGAAGCGATGAATACCCATGAAGGTAACTACGCTCCTCTATTCGTTCCTAACCAGACTGATGGTTACATGTGTGATGTTAAAGTTAAGCAGTTAGAGAAGAACGCTAATACTAGCGGTGGTCAAGTTCTAAGAGAATATATTCTCAAGCACTCTTTCCCAACTAACGTTTCTCAGATTGATCTTGCTTATGATAGCAATGATCAGGTTGAAGAATTCTCAGTTGAATTCCAATATTCATACTGGTTAGTTCAAGCTCCTACTTCAAGTAACATTGAAGGTGGTTCAAGCGGAAGAACTGGTACTTCAAAACTGATCGAAAACTGATTAAATAAATAGATCTATAGAATAGATCTACACAATACTATGAGTCAACTGTTTGGTTTTTTAATTAACAAAAAGGGGGGATTGAAAGGTCAGTCCCCAATCCCCCCAAATCAAGATGATTCGATGGCCACTGTAGCAGGTGGCTATTTTGGCACGTATGTAGATGTTGACGGATCTAATGGAAAAAACGAATACGAATTAATTAGAAGATATCGTGATATGGCGTTACACCCAGAGTGTGACTCTGCTATTGATGAAGTTGTTAATGAATTTGTAGTTAGTGATGCCGACGATTCTCCAGTAGAAATTGAATTGTCTAACTTAGATGTTAGTGCTGGAGTAAAAAATAAAATTAGAGATGAATTTAATTATATTAAAAGACTTTTAAATTTTGATAAGAACGCTCATCAAATTATTAGAAATTGGTACATTGATGGACGTACATATTACCACAAAGTAATCGATTTAGACAATCCCAAAAAAGGTATACTTGAGTTACGCTACATTGATCCACTCAAGTTACGTAAGGTAAGACAAAAAATTAAAAGTGCTGAATCAACTAGTCAGATAGCTAGAGGTACAGCATTAGAATACGATTGGGGAGATTATGTAGATTATTATATTTTTAATCCAAAAGGATTTGCTAATAATATTACAGTTTCTGCTTCCTATGATTATGCTTCTTCTCAGGGCATAAAGATAGCATCAGATTCTATTGCTTCTTGTACTTCGGGATTAATGGATTTAAATAAAAAAATTCCATTAAGTTTCTTACACAAAGCGATTAAATCTCTCAATCAATTAAGAATGATTGAGGACTCGCTTGTTATCTATAGATTGTCTCGTGCTCCAGAACGTAGAATATTCTACATTGATGTTGGAAATCTACCAAAAATTAAAGCCGAACAATATCTTCGTGACGTGATGGCACGTTATAGAAACAAACTTGTATACGATGCTAGTACAGGAGAGATTCGTGATGATAAAAAGCATATGTCAATGCTTGAAGATTTCTGGTTACCTCGTCGTGAAGGTGGTAGAGGAACTGAGATCACTACACTCCCAGGCGGTCAAAACCTTGGTGAGCTCAAGGATGTTGAGTATTTCAAAAAGAAACTTTACAACTCACTCAACTTACCACCTTCCCGCCTTACGGATGACAACAAGGGGTTTAATCTTGGTAAGACCACAGAGGTTCTCAGGGATGAACTAAAGTTTGCCAAGTTTATCGGTCGCCTCCGTAAGAGATTTGGTGAGTTGTTTCATGACATGCTTAAGACTCAACTCATTCTAAAAGGAGTTATTGCTCCAGAAGATTGGGATGATATGGAAGAACATATTCAATATGACTTCCTGTTTGATAATCATTTCAATGAACTAAAAGAACAAGAAATGATGTTACAAAGAATTAATCTTGTAACTCAAATGGATCCTTATGTTGGTAAGTATTTCTCTGTAGATTATATCCGTCGTCAAATCCTCCAGCAAACCGAGAAGGAGATGAAGGAAATTAATAAACAAATGAAATCTGATATTGATTCTGGTGTGGCAATAGATCCAACTCAAACAAATATGTTTGATACTATGGATCGCCAGAATGCTGCCTTTGCCCCAGAAATTCAGGATATACAAGCAAAAGATTCAGCAGAAAGAGAACAAGAAGCTGCTGATGCTAACTTGGATAGAGAAATGAAAAAGATGAAAGCAGCAGGACCAACTACAAAATCTACTAAATAAAATATAAGAATGAGTTAAGTTATGAGTGATCAACCGCTAGATTCAGAAGTTCTTGATGTTGTCAATTTGATTGCCGACAAAAAGAGAGGCGATGCTTTAGATAAAATTAATGATATTTTATTTGCTAAAGCATCAGAAACAATTGATACGTATAAAAAGACTGTTGCCTCAACTTATTTTGATGAACCAACAGACACAACTCTAGAAGACCAATGAAACTAATCACAGAGAATATTGAAGATGTAAAAATCCTCATTGAGGAGAAAGGTGGAAAAAAGCAACTCTATATTGAAGGAGTATTTCTTCAAGCAGAGTTAAAGAATAGAAATGGAAGAGTATATCCATTCAATGTTCTCAGTCGTGAAGTTGAAAGGTATAACGAAGAGTACATTAGACCAGGAAGAGCTCTAGGAGAACTTGGTCATCCAGATGGACCTACTGTAAATTTGGATAGAGTTTCCCACAAGATTACTTCACTAAGAGCAGAAGGAAATAATTTCATTGGTAAAGCAAGAATTCTTGATACACCAATGGGTAAGATTGCCAAGAATCTTTTAGATGAAGGAGTTCAACTTGGTGTATCTTCAAGAGGAATGGGTTCCTTAGAAGAGCAAAATGGTGTGAAATATGTACGTGACGATTTCATGCTTGCTACTGCTGCTGATATTGTAGCAGATCCATCTGCTCCTGATGCTTTTGTACAAGGTATCATGGAAGGAAAAGAATGGGTTTGGGATAATGGTATTTTAAAAGAGTACCAAGTTTCTGAATACAAAAAATATATTTCAGAAGCAACCCGCAAAAATATGGAAGAGAGAACGCTCAAAGTTTTTGAGAATTTCTTGTCAAATCTGTAATTTAATAAATAATCATAGAATAATCATTAGAACTTACGAGGGAAAACTCAAATGTCAGATATGCTAAACGAAAAGTTTGAGGAGTTTGCAAGTGAGCATTCCGCTATCCTTTCTGAGGCTGGCGATTCAATGCCCACAGTAACTGCTTCTGTTATTCCTGGAACTCAAGCTGCTACAGGTCAATCCAACACAGCTGTCAACGCTAAAGCAAGTGCTGGCGAAGGAGCTACAGGTCATGCTGCTCCTCTCCAACCATCCATTGCTATTGGTCAAAAGGCTCCTGCCGAGGTTAATAGTGTAACCACTACTCCACACGAGCATGATGAAGATGGCGATGAGAACCCAGGCGCTAAAGCAGCTGCTCCTATTTCTGCTGGCATTTCTGGAGAACCAAATCGTGGTGCTTCAAACACCGATCTTCCTAATGGCACCGCTCCTAAGTTTGGTGCTCAGATCGCTTATGGAACCCACGAAGGTCCACATGTAACATATCCAATCAAACCCTCGTTTGAAGAAATTGATATGTCTGCCGATGTTGCTGCTCTAACCGAAGGTACAGACCTTTCAGAAGAGTTCAAAGAAAAAGCAACTACAATCTTTGAGGCTGCCGTTAAATCAAAACTGTCTGAAGAGTGGAATAAATTAGAAGAACAGTTTGAAACTAAAGTTTCTGAGCAAGTTGAAGCTGTTAAGAACGAACTTGCTGAGGAAGTACATGGCATCCTCACCTACGCTATCAATAGATGGCTTGAAGAAAATCAAGTATCTATTGATCGTGGGGTAAGAAATGAGATCACTGAAGATTTTATTGCTGGTCTCAAAAACCTCTTTGAGGAACACTATATTACCATTCCCGACGAAAAAGTTGATGTCGTCGAAGGAATAACTGAAGATCTTTGTAAGATGGAGGAGCGCCTAAACGAACAGATTGAGCGCAATATTGAACTTCAAAATCGTCTTAATGAGTCATCTAAAAAAGTTATTCTGAACCAAGTTTCAGAAGGTCTGGTAGATACACAAAAAGACAAGTTAGCTTCACTTGCTGAAGGAGTTGAATTTACTTCGGAAGAAGAATTCACTAAGAAACTCACAACTATCAAGGAGTCATATTTCCCTAAGGAAGGTGCTCCTAAGTCAGAAGCTACAGATGAAACACCAGTTGAGTCTGAAGAAATTTCACCAGCAATGGCTGTATATCTTCAGGCAATGTCTCGCTGGAATAAGTGATCTTTATAAATATTATCAATCCACTTAACTTTCAAACAAACGGAGAAACAAATGTTTAACGCAGAACATCTCCAGGAAAAGTGGTCACCAGTTCTCAATCACGGCGAAGCTCCTGCTATCCAGGATCGCTATAAGAGAGCAGTTACCTCTGTCCTCCTGGAAAACCAAGAAAGAGCTATGAGAGAAGAGCGTGGCATCCTCAATGAGGTTGCTGTGAACTCTCTTGGTGCTGGAACCATTTCACCTGCTGGTTCAGCTCTAGCTTCATCAAACACCGCTGGTCTTGCTGGTTTCGACCCAGTTCTAATCAGCCTAGTTCGTCGTGCTATGCCTAACCTCATGGCTTACGATATCTGTGGTGTTCAACCAATGAGCGGTCCTACAGGACTAATCTTTGCTATGAGATCTCGTTACGAGAACCAGGGCGGCGAAGAGGCACTCTTCAACGAGCCTGACACTGGATTCACTGGTGGTTATGACGCTTCACAAGGAGACTATGCTGTTCGTGCTGGCGACGGTACTTCAGTTGGTGGCGGTTCTACTTCTGATGGTAACAACCCAGCTCTTCTCAATGATTCTTCACCTGGAACCTACGAAGTAGGCACCAAGATGAGCCGTGAAGATCTTGAGCGTATGGGCGAATCAGGTCGTCTGTTCCGTGAGATGTCATTCAGCATTGAGAAGACTTCTGTTACTGCTCAGTCCAGAGCTCTCAAAGCTGAGTACACTCTAGAACTCGCTCAGGACCTCAAGGCTATTCATGGTCTTGATGCCGAGCAAGAACTCGCTAACATTCTTTCTAGCGAAGTTCTCGCTGAGATCAACCGTGAAGTTGTTCGTAGAGTTTACAAGGTTGCTAAGAAAGGTGCTCAGAACAACGTTGCTAACGCTGGCATCTTCGACCTCGACGTTGATTCAAACGGTCGTTGGTCTGTTGAGAAGTTCAAGGGTCTTCTATTCCAGATTGAGCGTGATGCTAACGCTATCGCTCAAGAGACTCGTAGAGGCAAGGGCAACTTCCTCATCTGCTCAGCTGACGTTGCTTCAGCTCTAGCGATGGCGGGTGTTCTTGACTACACTTCAGGTCTAACTGGTGCTGGTGGTCCTTCCATCGGTCAGGTAGATGACACTGGTAACCTCGCTGTTGGTACAATCAATGGCAGAATTAAGGTCTTCGTTGATCCTTATGCTGCTAACCTAAGCGACAAGCACTACTATGTCATCGGTTATAAGGGCACCTCACCTTATGACGCTGGTCTCTTCTATTGCCCATACGTTCCTCTCCAAATGGTTCGTTCGATCGATCCTAACACCTTCCAGCCTAAGATTGGCTTCAAGACCCGTTATGGTATGGTCAGCAACCCATTCGTAACCACCAACGGTGCTTACAATGGTACTCCAGATGGCGAGACCCTCACTGCCAACGCCAACATGTACTACAGAAGAGTACAAGTTATCAACCTCATGTGATCAAATACACACAAAGGTTATCTGGGGGACTTCGGTCCCCCTTTTTTGTTGCCTAGATATTGTAAAGCATTTAATACCAATGAGAGGATCTGTATCTAAGAATGACATTTTACTGAAACTTTACAAGTTAAAGAATAAACTTTATTCTAAAGACTATCATAATTGGAATCAAGATCAATACGATGCTGCCGATACAATGTTAAATGAGATATTCGATCTACTATCAGAATATGCCAGATAAATACTAGTGCTACGGAAAACTTGATATGGCAGCTGAGTGGTATAAAAAACAAATACAAAATAGAAATTATCTATCTCCATTAGGATTCAAACTTATTTTAGAAAAATTTAGCAGTGTAGATTTTCTCTGTCAAGAAGTTAATCTTCCTGATATTTCAATGCCATATACAGAAGTTCCTACTAGGTTCAGAAGTTTTCCAATCGTAGCTGGTGGCGGGGTAGAATACGGAGATTTTTCGGTCAAGTTTATTGTTGACGAAGAATTATTAAATTGGAAATCAATTTTTGATTGGATTAGAAAAAATGGTGTGTCCGAAGAACACATGCCAAATGAAGAACCAGAGTATAGTGGTGGTCAACTATTCATTTACACATCCAATTATAATATCAACCATGTGATTGATTTCCAAAATCTTTTTCCAATATCATTGACAGAAATGAATTTTGATGCTACAGCAAATGATGTAGAATACTTTACAGCATCGGTCACTTTCAAGTATACTGGGTATACTATTAGGAATTCGTCTTTTGATACATGAAATTTGAACAACTATATGATAAATTTGAAAGAATTAAAAAGGAATGGACAGAAGATAGTTACGTTGAATTTGAATTCAAAAACAAGCAATACAGTTCTGATCTGGGAAAGATCTCAATGGAGATCCCTTTCCAACATAATAAATACTTAAACCATTACACAGATCTTTCACAGATTAAAACCAGTCTAGAATTTGAGATTCGTAAACTGGTAAAAGAGAAACGAGAATATTATAGCGGCGAAGCTGACGCTAGAGTTTACGCCGACAAACCTTTTGGATCGAGCATCAAAACTGCCGATAAAATGAAAGTTTATCTTGAGTCAGACGAAGACATTATTAACCTAGAAGCAAAGATTAAATATATTGATCAGATTCTTTTCTTTCTAGACAATGTTTTAAAGATGATTTCTCAAAGAAATTATCATGTGAAAAATGCTATTGAATGGGAGAAATTTATTAATGGAAACTAAATGTCCCTTATTAGTGTTAAGAAAAAGAACGAAGTCTATTTACAGATTAGTTCTGAACCACACGTTCATCGTGAGCTAGCAGATTATTTTTCATTCGAGTTACCAGAAGCAAAATTCTTAAAAAGGCAACCAAGATTTAAATATTGGGATGGTACGATTCATCTGTACTCGCCAGCTACAGGTGAATTGTATGGCGGTTTACTTCCACATTTAAAAGAATGGTGTGCTGAAAGAAAATATAATATTGAGTATCAATTAAATGATTGGTATGGTTCTGTAGAAGAAATTAATAAGTTTGTTTCTCCACAAGCAGTTGAGGGGTTTATGAATAAAATTTGTAAATACAAACCAAGAGACTATCAATACCTCACTGTTTACAAAGCTTTAAGATATAACAGAGGATTATTCTTATCACCGACTGGATCTGGAAAGTCGATGATGATTTACAGTATCGTAAGATATTATGCTGCTAACAATAAAAAAATTCTTCTAGTGGTTCCAACTACATCACTAGTAGAACAGATGATTAAGGACTTTAAAGATTATGGATGGAATGCTGAGGAATACTGCCATACAATATATTCGGGCAAAGATAAAAATACAGACAAACCTGTTGTTATCTCCACTTGGCAATCAATCTACAAATTTCCCAAAAAATATTTTGATGACATTGATTGTGTTATCGGTGATGAAGCACACTTATTTAAGTCAAAGTCACTCACAGGAATTATGACTAAACTTCACAATGCCAAGTATCGTTTTGGTTTTACTGGAACGCTTGATGGAAGTAAGACACACAAATGGGTATTAGAAGGATTATTTGGTGCTTGTGAAAAAGTAACTAAAACTGATGATTTAATTAAACAAGGTCACTTATCTAATTTTAGAATTAAAGTTTTAGTTTGTAAACATGATTATCAGTACTTCGAAGACTATCACGCAGAGATTGAATATCTTGTAACAAATAATAAAAGAAATAATTTAATCAAAAATTTAGTAAAAGATATAAGTGGAAACACTTTAGTTCTTTTCAACTACGTTGAGAAACACGGAGAACCATTATTTGATTTAATAAATAGTACTATTGGTGATACACGTAAAGTATTTTTTGTACACGGCGGAACTGACGTTGAAGACAGGGAAGAAGTAAGAGCAATTACAGAAAAAGAAAATGATGCTGTAATTATAGCTTCTTATGGAACGTTTAGCACTGGTATCAATATTAAAAAATTACATAATATAATTTTTGCTTCTCCATCCAAATCAAGGGTTAGAAATCTCCAAAGCATTGGAAGAGTATTAAGAAAAGGGGAAGGAAAAGAAATAGCAACTCTTTATGATATTGCTGATGACATCTCTTCAAATTCAAGACAAAATTATACTCTTAGACATTTAGAAGAAAGAATTAAAATATATCAAGAAGAAAATTTTAAGTATGAAGTAATACCTATTAATTTAAAATAATATGGAAGAAGAATTTTATTCAACAATTAAATTAGTAACAGGTGAAGAATTAGTCTCCAAAGTTTGTTATGTAAACGATGAAGATTGTTTATTCTTAGATCATCCGATGAAGGTTGAAACTGTTAAACAAAAAAAGTCTGGTCAAACTATTGAAGGATTTATTTTAACAGAATGGATTCATGCCACGTATGATAAATCTTTTATCTTACCTATGAAAAATGTTGTTACAATGACAGAGCTTGATAAAAGAATAGAAAGATATTATCTAAGCTTTATTGAAGGAGAGGATCAATCAACAGGTAGAGTGCCTGTTAAAGATATGAAAGGTAGGATGGGATATCTAGGATCTATACAAGAAACAAAAAAGATCTTAGAAGAAATATATAAAAAAAGCTAAAAGATATTATTTGCTTTGAACCCTGACAGAGTTATTCTACTGATTTTCTGAGGTCTTGTCAAGCTACTTGACAGTTCGTGTGTTATAGACTATACTAATCGTACAAGTAAGCAAACCGAAACATGACTTATGACAAAGAAGAACACAGAATACTACGTCAATAATAAAGATTTTCTAGACGCCATTACAAAATTTAAAAAACAGGTAAAGCAGGCAGCAAAAGATAACAAGCCTGTTCCCAGGATTCCTCATTACATTGGTGACTGCTTTTTGAAGATTGCTACACACCTATCATACAAACCTAACTTTGTCAACTACACCTTTAGGGAAGATATGATTTCTGATGGCGTAGAAAACTGTGTTCAGTACATTAATAATTTTGATCCAGAAAAGTCAAAAAATCCTTTTGCTTATTTTACTCAAATTATTTACTACGCTTTCTTACGTAGGATTCAGAAAGAAAAAAGACAGCAAGATATTAAAAACAAAATTGTCGAACGATCAGGATATGATCATCTTATGCACACAGACACATTTGATGGTATGATGTCTGGAATGAACGCTTCCTATTCCGATATGGGTAGCATTAAAGAAAACATTGAACTTAGAACAAATCGATGACTGTCGCTTTAATTACAGATCAACATCTAGATGGGCGTAAAGGCAATCTAGCTTTTTGGAACTATTTTAAAAAATTTTATGATGAAGTATTTTTTCCAACTCTGGAACGACAGGGAATCAAGACAGTCATTGATCTCGGGGATACGTTTGACAACCGCAAAAGCATTGATTTTAATGTGTGGAGTCGGATTCGTCGGACTTATTTTGATCGCCTGGCTAGCATGGGCATCACTGTACACATGATTCTTGGTAATCATTGTACATATTATAAGAACACCAACGACATCAATTCACCAGATCTTCTTTTAAAAGACTACAATAACATTGAAGTTTATTCGAGTCCAGAAACTGTGATGATTGAAGGCACCAAGATTCTGATGATGCCTTGGATTAATTCACAGAACTATGAAGAAACTATGAGGTGGATTAATGATACCAGTGCCGAGATTGCTATGGGTCATTTGGAGCTAAATGGTTTCGAAGTTACTCCTGGTTTAAAAATGGATCACGGTATGGATCCTAAACTTTTCAGTAAATTTAAACAAGTATTTTCTGGTCATTATCATCATAAATCTTCCAAAGGTAATATTACATACCTAGGAAATCCTTATCAAATGTATTGGGGTGACTATAAAGACGAGCGAGGATTTCATCTCTATGAACCAAAGACAAATAAACTCAAGCGGATCAAGAACCCTTATGAGATTTTCCAGAAAGTATTTTACAATGATGCTACTAATACTCATCTCGATATCTCTGCCGATAAGTATAAAGATACTTTTATTAAGGTTGTAGTTGAAGAGAAAAGAGATTACGAAGAGTTTGAAAAATTTATAGACTCTCTTTATAATGTTGGTGTACATGACGTAAAGATTGTTGAGAGTTTAGTAACATCTGAAGACAACGATGATGTTTCAATTGAAATTAAAGACACTCTAACTCTTCTGAATGAATATGTAGACGAAATTGAAGTCTCTGTTGATAAAGCAGAACTTAAGAAATTAATGAGATCCCTATATATTGAAAGTTGTGAAGTAGTTTGATGTATATTCTCACTCTACAAAATAAACCAGATGGGGTTTATTCTGTTTTATCGGATGATGGAGAACATATCATCCCTATTTTTGAGAGTGAGGACGATGCTGATCGCTATCAAGAAATGTTGGAGGATGAAAAATTAACTCCAAAGCTACAAGTAATAGAAATAGAAGAAGAACTTATTGTTAATGCTTGTGAAGAACGCTACCACAAGTATGCTATAATAACCAAAGATGACTTTTTGATACCTCCGAAAGATTTGGCATGATTACTTTTAAAAAGATTCGTTGGAAGAACTTTTTGTCTACGGGCAACGTCTTTACGGAACTTGATCTGACTTCTCATAGAACAAACTTAATTGTAGGCACTAATGGTGCTGGCAAATCTACTGTTCTAGATGCCCTCACGTTTGCTTTGTTCGGTAAACCATTTCGTAAGATCAACAAGCCTATGCTTGTTAATAGTATCAACGAAAAAGATTGTAAAACTGAAGTAGAATTTTCTATCGGTAAAAGCGACTATAAAATTGTTCGTGGTATTAAACCAAATATTTTTGAGGTTTATCAAAATGGACAGATGCTTGACCAGTCATCTACTGCTGTTGATTATCAGAAGCAGCTAGAACAAAATATTTTGAAGATGAACTATAAGTCTTTCACACAGATTGTAGTTCTGGGTTCTTCAACTTTTGTTCCTTTTATGAGACTACCTGTTGCTCAACGTAGGGAAATCATTGAAGATATATTGGACATTCAAATCTTTTCTGTAATGAATACCAGACTCAAAGATAAAGTTCGGGAAAATACAGACGAGATTAAAGAACTTGAATATCAACTTAAGCTTTGTAAAGACAAGATTGAAGTTCAGAAGAACTATATGCTTGAGTTAGAAAAGCAAACTCAGTCTGAAATCAAAAAGAAAGAAGATAAAATTAAACTATTTGAGTCTAATCAAAAAACGACACTTGATAATATTGTAGATCTTAACACACAAGTTGGTAATTTTAATGATGAACTGGAATCTTTTTCTAACGTAAAGAAAAAGATCAAAGAACTCAATACCTATAGGACAAAGATCCAGCAGAAAATTCAAACTTCAAAAAAAGAAGTGGAGTTCTTTATCAATAATCACACATGTCCTACATGTACTCAGGAAATCACTCAAGAAATCCGTGAGAAAAAAATCAATGATAGTGATAAAGAATTGATGTCACTTGAGTCTGGATTTTTGAAGCTTGAAGAAACTTTAAAAGAAGAAGAACAGCGTGAGGAAAAGTTCTTGGAACTTTCTAAAAAAATTGTAGAAACTAATTCTGCTATCACTCAGTTCAATTATGAACTTGCTAGAATTGATTCTGAAATTAGGGAATTGAAAACTGAGATCGATGAATTAAGTTCTCCAGCTTCTGATAAAAAAGAAGAGTATAAAAAACTAGAAGCATTAGTTTCTCAAAAGAAAACGACTAGCGAAACTTACTTTAATTCTAAGAAAGATAAAGATACGTTAAATGTTGCTGTTCAACTGCTCAAAGATAACGGAATTAAGAGTAGGATTATTAAAAGATACTTACCAGTGATGAATAAACTGATTGGTGATTATCTAAGGAAAATGGATTTCTATGTAAACTTTACTCTGGATGAAAATTTTGAAGAAACAATTAAGTCTAGATTCCGAGACATCTTCACCTACGAATCTTTTTCTGAGGGAGAAAAAGCTCGTATCGATATTGCTCTTTTGCTTACTTGGAGAGCTGTTGCTAAGCTTAAGAATAGCGTGGATACTAACCTTCTGATTCTTGATGAAATCTTCGATGGATCTTTAGACGCTGGTGGTACAGGTGAACTGGGTTGGATTCTTCGTAACTTTGATACCAATACAAATGTATTTGTAATCAGTCACAAGGAAAATCTAGATGGTAAGTTTGATAGGACAATCAAATTTGATAAGGTAAAAAACTTTAGCATTGCTAATGAGTCCTTGATGGAAACCGATTGAGGTGCTATACATAGTGTGTACCCCTCATCAGAACGATGAACACCCCCAACTGGCAGCATCATTCCAAGAAGGAACAGAAACGCCACCTGAAACCACAGGCACTGAGACAAGCCCGTAAGAGGCGCAACCAGTTGAAAAAGCGTCTACTCGGACCCTCTGGCACCCCCAGGGGGTCTTATAGTATGAGCATCAACACAGAGACCTATGTTTAACAAAGAAATCAAAGGAAACCTTGCTCGTCTTCTGGCAACCGAAAACTTGGTTATTGAGCATAAGAAAGTTCCTACTGCTTCTTTTGATGTGGTTCGTAGGGTATTGACTCTGCCTCTTTGGGAAAAGGCAAGCTCTACTGTATATGATCTTCTTGTTGGTCATGAAGTAGGTCATGCCCT